CGGCCCGACCACCCACGTCCGGCCCGACAGACACGCGAAGCCATCCCGTCAAGCCCGACCACCCATGCGAAGCCATTCCGTCCGGCCCGACAATCCACGTCAAGCCCGACAATCCACGTCCGGCCCGACAATCCACGTCCGGCCCGACCACCCACGTCCGGCCCGACAGACACGCGAAGCCATCCCGTCAAGCCCGACCACCCATGCGAAGCCATTCCGTCCGGCCCGACAATCCACGTCCGGCCCGACCACCCACGTGCGGCCCGGCAATCCATGCGAAGCCATCCCGTCCGGCCCGAACGTACAAGCAAAGCCATTCCGTCAACCCCTGACCCAACATTTAGCCCACGGCCACGTCCGCCGATGTGCACCAATCGCACAGACCGCCATGCCCAGCATTTGCTACACGTCACGTCCCCGAAAAAAGGACCTCGACCATGCCGTGCCCTCAATCGAACGAACACGTTACGTACTTCTGCGGCTCTGACGTCCGTTGCGACTACGTGCACTACGAGCTCCGCGACTACAGCATCCTCGACTGCCCTCACTCCCCGTGTAGCAGCTCAGGCTCCAACGTCGACGTCGACACGATGTCCAACGTCACGCGTGGTGCGAACCGCGCAGCCTCCATCATCACGGGCAACTGCCAGTCCCGAAAGACCAAGACCACGATTGATGAGCTCGTGAGCCTGTTCAAGGCCGACGTGGGATCGGAGGATTCGGCTTTGCTCCTAGTGATTTCTCAATCGAACTCTACACAGAATGCTTACCAGATGCGTCAGCGCATGGAGTCGCACGTCGAGCTGAGCCAGATCTTCCCCACGTTCCTCGGAATGGACAGAAATATCCGAAAGGGCGCCCTTCAGCCTCCGACGTCCAAGGCGGCCCGCTGCGCCATGGTGCGCTACTTCCACAAGGCCAACATCTCTGCCATGATGGACGTGGCGACGTCTCGGCATTGGGACCATCTGTACCTGGTGGTCGACGAGGCCGACATGGGCAACGACGAGGGCGTGCTCAAGCGCCTCTCGGCCATTCACAGCCTCGACTGCGCTCTGGCCACGTCGGACGTGTTTGCAACTGTGACGTCCGGCATCTTCGTCGACGCCCCGCGTCCAGCCCTCCGTGTCATCTTCGTGACGGCCACCCCGATCAACCTTTGCAAGACATTTCACGACATCGGCACCAAGCACACCAACACCTTCCCCGAGGGCTCCTTGGTGCGCAACATCCTCGAACACGGTATCGCCGTTGACCATACATGGGTAACACCTCACGAATCCTATGTGTCTCTCGAATGGTTCAAGGAACAGGACCTGGTGCACATCATCGCGGACCCGGTCAAACCGAAGGTGTCGAAGAGCGCTGATCACGTAGGCCAAGATCCCACAGAGCCCGAGGAGCCGGACCTGATTTCGCTGCGCACCGACGCCGCCTTTGACGTCATGCGTACTCTGTCGAAAAAGCGCCAGCGTCTCATGATGGTTTCAATTTCCTCGAAACGGGATGACCACACACAGCTCGCGGAGCGTCTGATCCACGAGGACATCAGCGACCTCGTCGTCTGCCTCAACAGCCAGAACGGCAAGAACTACATGGTGCACACGCATCACAACGCTTGGGCGATTCCCAACAAGCAGCTGGCCGACGCGGCCGACCAAGGCGCCTTCCGGCTCTACATGAACGACATGGGTCAGATGCACGACACCGGTATCGAGTCGTGTCACGACATCCCTCTCTCGCACATCCTGCTCTGCGCCACGACGCGTCCCTGCGACCTTCCGGCCCTCCTCTCGAGCATCGAGGACCCGACGACGCGCTACCAGATCCGGACGCTGAGTCAGTGGTTCATGACCAACAAGTCCAATGGGTCCAACGCAAACCGGAACCCGCACATGCCAACCAAGGGTCTGATGCGAGTGGCACTTGTTGGCGGGAACCTGCTGAACCGCGGCATCACGATCCAGGACGCCCGCGTCGGCTTCGTGTGCACGTCGTTCGTGTTCATGGACGGGCCGACACGTGCCGACGGAGGCGCCAGCCACACGCAGAAGGTCGGCCGCGCGCTTGGCAATCTGCTGCCGGTCTTCCAGGAGTTCAAGCCGCTCCTGCTGATCTCGGCCGGCATGTACGAGTCGGCCCTGGCCAACGAGCGCCTTACACGTCGCCACGGCATGCGCACCCACGGCACGTCCATCCAGATCGGCGACTACATCCCGCACGAGGAGTTTGTGCGGGAGCGCAAGGAGATTCGGGCCAGTCACACTCAGGCTACCGTGAAGACTGTAGGGACCGAGGTGACCAAGACGACCGAGGATAAGCCCAAAGAGAGGTCCAAGCGCACAGCCCTTCGAGGTGCGGCACGTGTTGCGTTCACCTTGCGCCTAGTTGTTGCCACCGACTCAGTCCCCGAGTCGCTCCTGCTCCTGACCGAGCCGCTCTCGCCCGAGCTCACCGCCGTGCTGCCCATGATGCCCGTCCTCCCTTCTGACCCCGCAAACAAAGCGCAGCGTGGAGCGATGCAGACAGCCTACAGAGCGAAGGTTCTGGCGGCTCTGAAGAAGCGTGGGCTGACGTTTCCAAACATTCAGGTGACGTGGGGCAATCGTGTCGCAGAGTTCGACAGCGCAGCCTACATTAACTGTCCCAATTACGAAACGTGTCTCGTTGTGGGCGCCATCGACGGCAAAATGCACGCTATGCGCATGCACCGTGTAAACGTGCAAGCCTTTCGCCATAAATTAGCGAAGACCGCGGCCATGTACACGTTGGATGGGCGCATGCATGTTCTGGAGAAGACGGGGGTGTAGGCGGGCCGGCATTTGCATCACACATACAGCATGATTTTTGGCATTACATATGTATTACACAAATAGGGTTGGGCATTGGCGTGTACCTAACGTGGTAGGTCGGGTACAACGTGGTAGGTCGGGTTTGGCCTGACGTGTAGGTTGGGCCTGACGGGAGTGCGGCCCTTTTGCGTTGTGTTGTGCTTAACGGTAGGTCTGGCACAACGTGGTAGGTCGGGCCTGACTGGGGGTGGCTTCGCATGGCCTGTCGTGCTAGACGGGTATGTTGGGCCTGACGTGTAGGTTGGGCCTAACGGGAGTGCGGCCCTTTTGTGTTGTCATTACAAATCCAAAAATAAGCCTCCAAACGTCAGCCCCGCCGCGTCACACCTCAACCTCCGCCCCATCCACGTCCAACAGCGGCATCCGCTCCGTCTTGTTCAGCCACCTCGCCCCGATCCAGCGAAAGCCGCGGACGCGCAGCAAATGCATGTTGACCAAGTCCCCAAACTCGTCGCCGATAAAGACCAGGACGTCGTCGCGTGGGTAGTCGCTGTCCGTGAGCGACTTGATCGTCAGGAACTCTAGGTTGACGAGCTCAGCGATGCAGGCCGGGACGATGTACTCGAATGCCACGAGGTCTTCGGACTCGCTGGACTGCTCGGAGTCTTGAGAGCCATTCGAGTCCTGAGAGCCGTTGCCGCCGCCCCACTCCGCCGTGCTTGCCTTCTTCATGATCGTGATCGAAAGGTCCGTCAAGTTCTTCATGACCCCAAGGCTGTCTAGTACCGGGGTCTCCCATTCGCCGTCGGCCACGTCACGTATGATGCCCAGGCGCTTCAAATGCGGACAGCCCGTATGCAAAGCGCCAAACGTCTTGGCCGACCTGTCCACGATCGCCAGGTCAGTCGACCCCCAAGCGGTGCCCTTCAGCTGCAGCTCCTGCAGCCCCTCATAGTCGCCACGCTCGACGGCACTCGTCAGGTACGCCCAGTCCTCGTGGGAGTTGACGAACCACGTCAGGGTGGAAACGCGCTTTGAGCCCGATGTTCCAGTCTTCATGGCTACTGCTACTGATTTGCTTTGAAGTAAAGCACGGGCCTGGCACGTCAATTTTTGGGGCGGCACCTATATGTGGGGTTGCTCTTGCCGATGCTATCATGTTCACACGTACTTTTCTAGCTAGGTAGTAGAGTAGTACGCACCACACCCGTGCCATGGATGCAATCAAGTGCAAAACGTTCTTGGCCGACCCTTCGATCAATCCTCTGACGGGGCGGAAGATTGACCCGACAGGCGCCACGGCAAAGAAGCTTGAGAAAGAGTGCAAGGGTCTTGTTGCTAAGGCTGCTTCGCCTAAAGCAGCTTCGCCCAAGGCAGCTTCGCCAAAGGCTGCTTCGCCCAAGCCCAAGGCCGCGTCGCCCAAGCCAAAGGCCGCGTCGCCCAAGCCCAAGGCCCTCGACCCACGTCTGCGCGATCAGGTGATTGTCTTCAGCGGCTTCCGGTCGAAGGAGATCGAGGCATCGCTGGCCACTGTCAACTGCAAGGTGGCCACTGCTATCTCGAAGAAGACGCTGCTCGTGGTTGCCAAGGACCCTTCTGACGTCACTGGGAAGGTGGCCAAGGCACGTGAGTACGGCATTCCCGTTATGTCGCTCGACTCGTTCAAAGAGCAATACATGAAAAACATGGGCTCGGCTGCTGCTGTCGCAGCCGCTCCTGCCAAAACGCAAAGCCCGTCGCGTATGCCCAACATCTGGACGTACGACCCTTCCCAATACGATAACGAGTCCGAGTACATGGACGACACCGATAAGACCGAGAAGTACTTCACGTCCATCAAGAACAAGACGGTGCCCGGCGACTACATCGTCCCCGAAGACGGCTACCGTGGCGCGGGCGTCATGATCGTCGGCCTCAACAAGAAGCTCATGGCCCCCGAGCCTCACGGCAATGGGGAGGTGTCCTTCCCCGCCAAGGCCTTCAAGATGCTTCTGGACCAAGGCATGACCGTCGATGACGTGATCAAGACTTACAAACAGAGCCAATTTACGTTCCTCATCTACCCCATGTCGCATCAGAAGAAGCTCGTTCACAAAAAGAAGGGCCCCTGGTCCGGCAAGCTGCGCGTCTACGATATCCACGGCGAGTTCAGTAGCAAGGGCGGCGATGCCGAGGTCGACCTGGACGAGTTTGACTTTTGGCATACTTGGGATGAGATGGGTCTTGGGGCGACTCGCTAAGAGGAAACCTAATCACATTCGTCCAAATCGACCACTTTTACATCCATAACATGTAAAGTAGAACGCAACACAACGCATAGACATGGTACGCTCCATCACCGTCAAGCCCTACATGTCCTTCGAGGAGTTCAAGACCAAGCACACCAGCGCGGCCTTCAACGCCAGCCACTTCACGGACATCGCCCACGAAGACTGCGACGTGTACGGCGAGGAGGACGGCAAGCGCTTCCTGCTGGTCAAGTTCCGCAAGGGCGTCTTCGGCCCCGAGCTGCTCCAGCTGTCGCGCGACTGCTTCGAGAAGGCGGCCATGCGGGCGCGGTCGTACCGCAAAGGCGCCGTGGCCTCCGGCATTGTGGACCTCGCCGACAAGAAGCTGCAAAACACGCATACGCTGCTGGCCGGCTACTGGGACCGTCGCGACGTCTCGACCACGCTGCTCCTCAAGAAGAACGGCATGACCAAGAGCGCCTTCGGCTCTGAGGGCTTTCCGTGGACGGTGTGCCGCTTGACCACGTTCACGCGCGACAAGCCGGAGCTCTGGGCCGAAGGGCAACCGTGGCTGCAGGCGATCGCCGCGGCCCACAAGTCGCTCGCGCCCAAGGAGTACGCGTTGCAGCTGAAGGCCGCCAAGCGCGTCATGCCCGAGTTCCGCATCAAGGACACGGCCTTCACGACCGTCACGGTCAACCACAACTGGCAGACGCGTACGCACACGGACAGCGGCGACTTCGAGGACGGCCTCGGCAACCTCTCGGTCAGCGGCAACGAGAACTGGACCGGCGGCTACCTCGGCTTCCCGCGCTTCCGCGTCGCCCTCAACATGCGCCCAGGAGACTTTTGCGTCATGCGCGTCCACGAGTTCCACTGCAACACGCCCATCAAGAAGACGGCGCCCGACGGTACGCGACTCTCGTTCGTGCTCTACTTGCGCGAGAACATGCCCCTGTGCAAGCGTACGATCAAGGTTGATATGGAAAAAGAAGACCGCGAGCCGGTTGTTCTGGGCCTCATTCGCGGGGGGTGCGGGTGCCAGCACGCGTAGTAGCCCAGCACGCAAAGGCCCAACATCGTCTCAAGGCCACACACTTACTTTTTACTTGCTTGTGGCTTATCACGTCTTCAGCCTCAATGGCCTCAATCACTACCTCTGCTACGTTGGCCTTGTTGGTTTCGCTATCCTGAGCAGTGGACACAGCGTACACAGCATTAAACTCAAAGGTGTCTATGGTCTTACGTGCATTACGCAACTGATCAGCCAAGGCTTTTGCTTTAGCAGGCGTCAACGTCAGCTCATGTTCGTCGTCGTCGGGCTCCATGCCTTTAATGTAAGGACCGTAAGGCACTTGTGTTACAAACTCGGCTTCATATGATTGGTTGTGAGGGTGCGTGGTATGCCTATCGTAACGTGCCGAGCGTACCGTTCGAACCGAGCAAACCGAGCGAACCGATCCATGCTATATGGTAATTATGCATTTAAAGTCAAGACGTATAGTAAACATAAAGAGTTCAACAAACATGCCGAAACAAACGAAACGAAAGGGTTCGGTGCTTGACCGGAGCGCGGCTTCCACGTCGGCGGCCGCGACCTCTGTTTCTGCGTCGGCTTCTGCTTCAGCGTCTTCCCCGTCTTCCCTCAAGGAATGGCTCAAAAAGGCGCAGGCAACCGCCAAGGCACCTTCGCCGTCGTCCTCCGCCAAGGCACCTTCGCCGTCGGCCTCTTTTGATGCATGGCTGCCGAAAAAGCCGAGCAGCCCTGCGTCTCCCAAGTCCTCCTCGGCCACCTCGCGTCCTTCCAAAAAGCTGAAGCAAGGCAGCCCTCAACGGGCCTCGGCCCCTGCGCCTGCCCTTCCTATGGAGTCCATGACGTCTTCCCAGTTTGCACATTCCATTGGTCGCATGCCGCCCGCCGTGCAACGTCAGATCCTCGAGCGCGTTGACTGTGTAACGCTTCGCCGTCTATACAACACGACGAGCCCGGACGCAGCCCCCGCGTTCCGTGAGTTTCTACGTACGGCCGTGGAAGCTCTTTGCCCTCCGGTTATGCCGGCTGCACCGAGAAAGCCACGCCGTGGTCCGACCTCGCCCTAAACGGGGTTGACATGCCAGGCACCACTATCGCGATCACTGCTCGCTTCGCGCTACCCGCCGGGCTTTTGTTTTTACGTCATGCCCGACCTACCCCGTCAAGCCCAACAAACCACGCGAAGCCAGCTACTTCTTTAACACGGGATTACGCTTGCGCCCCCCTTTTGACGACATTGTTTGTGACCTTTGTAGAGTGACGTTCATGCTTGCTACCTCCCTCTTTATGCGATCACGCTGGCTTGAGCTAAGACTTGTCCATTCAGATTGCGTAATAATAATATACCTTTCAAAAATGGTTTCTAGTTTTGCAATTAATTCATCATTCATAGCTACAGCGCCAAACCCAGCAATCATATCGTGAAACTCGGCTCTGGCATAGCCACGTATGCGATCATATTCATTTACAAATGTTCTATTGTCCGTTTCTCCTTGAGCTCTTATATATTCATTCAACCGATCAAACCTTTTCTTGCAAAGAGCGTCAAACTTAGCCTTTGTAAGCTCTTGCAGGCTTTTTCCATCCCACCTCTTGTCAAGCTGGGCAATCACATATTCTCCACGCTCTTGGGGTGTTGCTTTCGTCATGACATAATAGAAGGTGATTGTGTCATGCAGATCTGTGTGCATTGTTTTCAACAATGATTCAACCTCATCCATTTTACGCTTCATTCTTGGAACGACACCACCTATCATCGGATGACCTTGTGATTTCGGGTCAAACTCTGAAACGTGACTCACACACGTTTTAAGTAAGGCATCTTTTGCCAAATCAACGTCCATGAAGGCCTTTTGCAACGAAGTGATAGCCGGGCGGGGCAACAGTTGTGCTTTTATCGCACTTCGATACGCCGACATTGTACGTGGATCTGTAGGATCGAATATGTCTTTATGGGTTTTGTTTTTCAACTCCTTCTCAATAGCTCGAGTCACGTCTTTGGGAAGGTCTTTGAACTCAGTTGTTGGCGTTGGCATATTTGCAGTCTACATATTGCATTAGATTTACTTGTGTAAGTGTCATGTCTTGACCCCAAAAAAGGAACCAACCAAAGCAACATAAGTGCAAACACACGGTGCGACAAACTCGTCCATTTGCTCACATACGCAAACATGGCCACCGCAACAGCCGCCAACCGTGGTGCCCGTTGGGACGCTGACCAGGACACATGGCTCTGGCTCAAGGCTCCGCTCATGCCCATGGCCAAGCTTGCTAGCACGATGGAGCGCACACCCTGGGCAATACGTATGCGCCTGCTGCGCTTGGCCTGTGAGCACGTCCAGGCCGGCGATGCCACGCTCGAGAGTGCTGCTGTCCACATTGGTATGACAGTTGGCGATCTGCATGAGTACGAGGCGCAGATTGCCGACAAGGCGGCTGCAGCAGCGTCCTTTTACGCAATTGTGGGTGGGGCGATTCCTGCCGCCATTGTACGAAGCTGGGCCGAGTGCCAGCGTCACATGACTCAGGCCAAGGGCCCTGGAGGTGCTAAGGCAGCGTACAAGAAGTGTGGTACCGAAGTGGAGGCGCAGGCCTTTATCGACGCTGGCGCTGGTGGGACTTCCTCGTCTTTGGTGCCTACGGTACCTGTTGCCGAGCCCGACAGTCATAAGATCATCCTTACCGAGAGCCAGCTGGTCGCCATGGAGGCCATCAAGACCGGCGCGTCACTGTGCATCACGGGCGCTGCCGGCACGGGCAAGAGTACGCTCTTGAACCAGGTCCGCCTATGGGCACACAATGCCGACATGGAGTATGGCGTCACGGCCATGACGGGCTGTGCGGCCCTGCTGATCGGCGGTCGTACGGTACACAGCTTCCTCGGCGTCGGCTTGGCGAAGGGCACGCCCGAGGAGTTGGCGGCATCGGTCAAGAAGCTCAAGGGTCTGGTCGTGAAGCTGTGCAAGTTGGAGCTGCTCTTCATTGACGAGATCAGTATGTGCTCGGCCGAGTTTCTGGACAAGATCTCTCGGTACCTTCAGATCGTCCGTAGGAACGATGCACCCTTTGGAGGTGTCCAGATGGTCTTCATGGGCGACTTCATGCAGCTGCCGCCGGTGATTAAAGGTGGTGCAGGAGCAACCGCAGTGTTCGCCTTCGAATCGGCCGAATGGCGCCGCCTGGCTCCGCGCGTCATCGTGCTCACGCAAGTCATGCGCCAGGCCAACGACCTCGAGTTCGCCACGATGCTGGAGCGCCTGCGTTGGGGCAACTGCCTGCCCGAGGACCTCGAGGCCTTGACCAGCTGCAAGGACCGCGACTTCGGTGACGTGCGGCCCACGATCCTTTTCTCGATCAACCGAGACGTCGAGCGCGTGAACACAAACTCGTTCATGGCGCTTCTAAAAAATACAGGCAACCCGCCCATCGCCCTCAAGACGGAGTACGGCGGCAACAAGGAGGTGGCGCAACGTTGGGCCCGATCGTGCGAGATCCCCGACGAGGTCGTCGTGGCCGTGGGTGCCCAAGTGGTCGTGACGGCCAACATGGACATTGACAGCGGCATTGTCAACGGCACGCGGGCCATCGTGCATGCGTGGAACGAGGGCACCAAGATCTGTACGCTGCGCCTGGTCAACGGCCGCCTCTACAAGGTCGGCCTGTGGAAGCCCACGACCGACATGTTTGGAGACGTGCCGAAAGTGCTGTGGTACCCGATCAAGCTGGCTTACGCCCTGAGCGTCCACAAGGCCCAAGGCATGACCCTGGACGCGGCCGAGCTGGACCTGGGCTCGAGCATCTTCGAGTTTGGTCAGGCGTATACGGCACTGTCCCGCGTGCGCTCTTTGCAAGACGTGTGCATCTTGGACGTGAGCGCGGCGAGCTTCAAGAGCCACCCTAAGGTCAAGGCGTTTTATGCGAGCGCGACTTGAGGGCTACGTGTAATCTTTTTGGAACAACTTTTGATCGCAAGCCCAATGAGAATCAACGCCTCATTCCCTAATGATGACCGCAACCTCCTTTCCTTGCAGCATTTGAGGATAGTTCTCACGCACGGCGTACGCATCAAACAACCGGCCAGTTTCGGTCAAGTACTCTGAAAACGCCTTGAGCTCGTGCTCCGCACATTCGGGATAGCTCAAGAGCTCGTCAAACACAATCACGGTGCCGTCAACGATGTTGGACTTCAGGGTGTTGAACACCAGCTTCGTGCTCGAGTAGATGTCGCAATCGATGTGGAGCAGGCCGATGGGCGCATCCTTAAAGACACGTTCTTTGTATACGTGCAGGGTCTCTGAGAAAAGGCCCGGAACAAGCTCGACGTTCGACGGCACATCTGGAAGCTCACCGTTTGTTGAAAATGCACCTATTGGGAAACGCGTTGCCCCATCATTCCAGGTTTCGGGAAGCCCCTTGAAACTATCGAAGCCCCAAACCTTGGTTTTCGGCAAAGCATTCGCAATCATCCTAATAGTGGTGCCTTTACCAACACCGAACTCCAAAATGAGGTCATTGACATTGAAGGGCTTGTTTTCCAAGACGTGCGCCAGGGGAAAATTGTCAGCACCGATGGCTTTCGCTTGCGTCTGAATCTTCTCGACGATTTGGTCGACTTTCATTTGCAAAGTCATGTTATTTTGTAATGCGCGAAATAGACGCATGGTTCCAAAAGAAGTTTTACACACCTAAACCAGTATCAAGAACATCGTCAAGCTGTGCCCCACGACCACCCCGATCAGCGTAAAGATGACGTTCCACAAGAAGGACACGCGGATTTGATGGATCTGATGGACGTCCGCCCCCACCAGATGGTTGGGAAAGGTCGAAAGGATGCCAGCTGGGTGGCTGCACACCGGGCACGTCGGAGCCGACCCATGACCCTGTCGCTTCGTCTGCTCCCGGATCCACTCGAGCATGCACGACGCGTGGTAGACGTGGCCGCACACGTTGGACAGTAGCATTTCGTTGCCGTTGTCACCGGCCCCGCCAATGAACGCATTCTCCGGGTCGTCCTTGCCCTTCTGCTTTTGCGTTTCAAGGGTCTCCATGCAGATCGGGCACACGCACCGATCGTGGGCGTCGCGACTGTAGAAGAGAGGCATGGTTGTGTGTTCACGTATCTTCGACGACTTCACGTATCAAGCACCCGATTGGCCTCGATTTTTGGGTTGCGCACGTCGTTTCATAACAAGCACGTTCATGATCGCGTCGCCGTGTCCATCGAAGGACCGTATTGGCGTCCAATGAATGTCCTTGAGAGAGCAAGGGTCCGTCACGATGGCCGCATAGCCAGGGCTCAATTCTTTTTGAACTTTCTGACCTTGACACGTCGCAACCAATAGCCCGCCGTCGACGTTGTCCCGCGAGAGACAGAGCACCCCGATCGTCTCTGGCATGGTCAAGGCCGGCGTGGCGAACCCTGGCTTTGTGGACAGTTGCAGACATTCAAGATCGATGTTCAATTGCACGTCTCTCTCATCTGTCTCATTTAAGTCGAAGCAATGCCCAACGCACCAAGATGCCCACGACGTAGCAGGTATCGGGAGCGCCACGCGTTGGCCGTTGGCGTGCACGTGGAAGGTCCCGACCTTTCGATCGATGTGTATGTTGAAGGTCTGGGCATGTTGAAGCTGTTGCGGCCTGAATAGCTGTACACGTGCCTCGTGCACGTTCACGATGTGCCGAACGTCATAGATGCTTACACACGGATGCCGCGACAGCAGCATGAGTAGTCGCTCTTATGAATGAATTGCAAAAAGAAGTAAATGATGCAAACCACCCAAGCAATGCCTGCCACTTTACGTCTGCGTCGTCGCATCAAACATGTCCACAGAAGCGTTGATCCGAGCCCACACAGAGTCGCTCAGGTACTCGTTGATGCGCGCGTCCATCCAGGTCTCGTCAAACTTGGGGTCCATCACGGCCGCAATGGCCCCGTACTCCACGAGCGCGCTCTGAATGACCCGGTGCTTCCTGCGAATAATCGACGGAGGGTCGTTGTAGGCCGTGAAATTGTTGAGGACGTCCGGGATCAGAAGCACGCCCTTGTACACGACGGCAGCCGTGCCCGCGGCGCTTGCGTTGTTGCCGACGCTCTCGATGAAGGTCCAGAAGTCCGGGCTGTCCCGCAAGACCTCCGTGATGGCCTCCGTAATGGCCGCATGCGCGTCGTTCAACATCATGCCGTCCCACGTCAGCTGTTGTGCGCTCGGTACGTCCAGCACACTTGGCACGTCCAGATGCATCTTACGATTAACGGCCAGACGGTCGCTCTGGCGCTCGATCTCGTAGATGTCGATGGTGGGGACGTGGGTAAACATTCGTCTTGGTCTTGTTGGTTTGGCTTTTCGGTCTTGTTGGTCAATTACATACACGCGGTGTGGCATCCATTTTTGGGGGCTTCTCTATGTTGCAATTGCCAGGGTGCCATTCCGTGCGTTGCAGGGGAACACTGATTATCTTCAACTCCCATAGTAGCGGGTGCATTAGCTGCAGGTCACATGAGCAGTACGGTGCTGTTTTCGGAACGGCGAAACGTGTCCCGAAAGCACACCTTCTTGAACTTGATCGGGAATGGCCTCAGCAATGTCATGACCATGGTCAACAACGAGGTCGGCATCGGGACCACTGTGCCGCGGTCCGCACTGTACATCGAGGGCGACGTCATCCTCAAGGGCCAATTCATGGACAGCAACCTAAACCCCATGACTGGCGTCCTTCCTGCGTGGCTGCCCATGACCGTCGCGCCGTCCTTCACTCTACCCGGCACCGGCGGCGCCGTGACGTACTCCAAGCAACAGGGCAGCTTCCGCTTCAGCGGCAACGAGATCCTCTACAACGTCAACATTGAATGCACGGTGACGTCTCAGCCTACGGGCGGCGAGTCGGCCGGCGACTACAAGCTCACGCTGCCCGACTCGATCGCAGCGTCCTCCTATGCGGCCGCCACCATCGTCGGTGACCTCTGGCTTTCGGTGACGGTAGGGGGCGTAACGAACACCTTTAAGGCCCTCGCCAAGACGTCGACGTCCGACGCCACGACGCTCACGGTGCGCTACCTATCCGGTACGACCGAGGGGTCGCTCGCGTACATGACGGCCGGTGCTACCATTCAAGTCCAAGGCACCATGATCTACACGTCGGCCCGCGAGTACCTTATGGCGCCGCCGTCCACGGCCAACCGATCGTACCAAGTCCTCCAGAACCAGGCACTGTCGCTCTTGGGCTCAACGTTCACGTGGCGCGAGACGCAGGTGGTCCCGACCTTTGCGGTCACGGCACCTGGCGCCATCTCGTACCCGGGGACACGTAAGGGCCTGTTCAAGTACCTCGGTACCGACGTGGCCTTCAACGTCAACGTAAAAGCCCGCATTGAGACGGCACCGCCCCTCGACAGCGACTACAAGCTGGCGTTGCCGTACCCAGTCAAGCTGGCGAGCTACGCGGCCCCGACCGTCATCGGCGACCTCTGGCTCAATGTCTATAACGGCACCACGTCGAACGCCTTCAAGGCCTACGCCGAGACGATGCCGAGCGACTCGAACAGCGTGCTCATTCGGTATGTGACGGGTACGACTGAGGACTCGCTTGCCACCATGACTGAAGGCATTACCTTCGAGCTCGCCGGCACCATGACCTACGATACGACCGTCATGTACAACGGCGACATCTACACGGCCTACATACCGCCTGTGTTCTCGCAAGACACGGGCGGCAACGTGGTCATGAATGGCAGCGGCTACCTGCCTCGCGGACGCCTCGACGTGATTGATACCTCTGGGAGCCCAGTGATGGTAGTGGACCAGAAGGGCGCGGGGGACGTTGTGCAGTTCAAAAAGAATGGCATCACCCAGGTGCGCGTCGACAATGACGGTGACCTGTACCTCCCGTACGGCGGCTCCATCTACAACAGCAGCAATGAGGCTGTATGGATTCCGGGGAGCACGCTACAATGGTTCACAACGGCGGCGCCGACGCTGGTCTTGCCGGAGGTTGCCACCAATACAATCACGTCGGGCAGCGCATCGTACCGGTACATTGGCACGGAGGTGGCCTACAACTTCCGGTCGACACGTGGCGTCAGCTTGGCCGCGGCGAGCTCGACGTCCGAGTACCGCCTCACGCTGCCCTATGCCCTGGACATGGCGGTGTACCCGAGCCCGAGCGTGGTCGGCGACCTCTGGCTCACGGTGACGAACAGCACGGCCACGGCGACCACGACCTTCAAGGCCTATGCCCGCACGCCGGCACTAGCGGCCGACTCGAACATGGTCAGCCTGCGGTACCTGAATGGCACGACCGACTCGTCGCTGTCTGAGTTTGTCACGGGGACGTCGTTCACGGTTCAAGGCGTAATCACGTACAGCACGCCGTTGGTGGCCAATCTGGTCAACTTGCCGCGGTCTCGGCTACCGACGGTCATGACGGAGGACCAAGAGGGGCGTGTGGCCCTGAGCACGGGTCAGGCACCGCAGGCACGCTTGCAAGTGCTGGAGCCTGCTGGTGGTCTGGTCGCGGGGGTGCCGGCGCTGATGGTGGACCAACAAGGCACGGGGGACATTGCGCGGTTCAAGGATGCGGGTGTGGACAAGGTGGTGATTGATGGCTCTGGGAATGTCGGGGTACAAGGGAATGTGGTGTCGACGGGCACGGTTTCGGCTGGAAATGGTCTTATGTTCCGCAATCGCATCATTAATGGAGACATGAGGATCGATCAACGAAATGCAGGGAAGGCCGGCAAGGACGGATTCGGGCCAGATCGGTTCAAGGTGATTGGAACACAGAATGCGGTTTGTGTTTTGCCAAAACAAGAGGTACTGTCTGCTGCGGATATTGCGGCGACGGGGGGCTTCAATTATGCAACGTCCCTTACTACCATTGCGGGGCCGACTGCAGGGCTGACGACTTGGTTGCGATTCAATGGCGATGTGACGGATTTTGCGGGGGGCTTGACGAGTCCGACGGTTACGGGGACGATGCAGTATGTGCCGGGGGTGGTGCCGAGTGCATCGGGGAATGCTAGTGCGCTTTATTTGGCGAATGAGGGGAATGCTGTGTCACCTTCCACACGTGCAGCTAACATACTTATAAATACCTTTATCCAATCATCTGCATTAACAGTTTCATTGTGGATATATGTGACTAAACTTCCAGCAACTGGTTCAAGTATGATATGGATGTTCGGCACAAGTACAATTGAGGCATTTTATCTACTGGCTGATTTTATTTCCGCAACATCTGCAAATCTACGTGTTGCATATAGTAGCGTTGGTAACACTGCAACGGTCCCTATTACATCAAATAAATGGTATCACGTTGCTGCAGTTTATATACCAAGTACATCATTTAGTTTATATCTTGATGGTGCACTTATAAGTACAAACTCAACAAGCGTACCTGCAAGTTTTACTAGTGGACCAGGAGGAAATGGAAACGGATTGTTGGCAATTGGTGACTCAACTTCATCTGCATCAAAGCAACCCTTTGCCGGCTACATAGACGACTTCCGCATCTACAACCGCGCCCTCGGCTCTGGCGAGATCGCCCTCCTCGCCGGCTGCACGACCGGCATCACCTCGGCACCCACAAACGGTTTGGCGGCATACTACCCTTTTGAGAACAGCACGGCTGAGTCGAGTGGGAACAGTGGACCTGCGCTGACGACTACGGGTTCGGTGAGTTATGTGACGGGTGTTGTGGGGACCAATGCGGTCTACTTTGCGAATGAGGGAAATGTGTTGGTAACTTCCACAAAAGCTGCGAATCGACTTACAACCGCAGCAGTTTGGAACATATCAAGTGCAATAACAATCAGTGCATGGGTATATTACACAAAGCTACCGCAATCAGGTGGATACTCGGATGCAATTTCTCTTGGATTAGGTAATGGTGAATACTTTGTCTTAATGGCTGCATACTCAAGTGCAACAATTGCAACATTAACAGCAAGTACTAATAGTACAAGTACGCCGAATCTTCCAGTAGCAGCAGGAACATGGTATCACGTAACTGGCATATGGATACCCTCAAGTACGATTTCACTGTTTGTTAATGGGTCATTCATCGGAAGCACCATCTCTGGAAGTGGATCCTTATCAAACGGAATACTAGCGTTTGGAGATAGCGTCGCAACATCTTACATTCGCCCCTTCGCCGGCTACATAGACGACTTCCGCATCTACAACCGCGCACTCACACCTCCCGAGATCGCCTACCTCGCCGGCAATGCCATCTATCCAAGCATTCAAACATACAATCAGGCCGCATACTTTCCATTCGATGGGGCTCTTACGGATGCGAGTGGGAATGGTGTAACGCTGACGCCGACGGGAACGATGCAATATGTGAGTGGTGTGACGGGGACGCAGGCATTGTATTTGGCGAATGAGGCGAATGTTACTGCTGGGACGGCTGCAGCAAATTATGTTAGAAATACGTCTTTTGTATTCTCAAATACGTTTACAGTAGGTACCTGGGTATATTTTACTAAATTTGGTGCAGGATCTACTATGTTCTTTAGTACTAATCCAACTAGCACTGCTATAACAAATTCAATAGGTATGTATATAAATAGTAGCAAATTTTTCAGCGATTTTTATGGAACTAGTGCGGTCGCGAGTACAACAACTATTACAATAAATGTATGGTATCATTTACTTATTACATATAATAATGGAACTACATCAATATATGTAAATGGAAATAGAGAAGGCACAAACACTGGTACATTATTACAGAATGGGTTCATAATAGGTAACACATTTACAACAAGTACCATCCCATTCGCCGGCTACATCGACGACTTCCGTATCTTCAACACCGCCCTCACTCAATCCCAAGTCACCGCACTCTACTACGGATCCGCAAACATAGCCAGTCGCAGCACTCCCCTCTTGAACTACACTCCCTCTGCAGCCGTGCTTTACCAACAGTCCATCGAGGGCACCAACATTGCCGATCTGGCCTTCGGAACGTCCATTGCATCTTCGGTGAGCGCGAGTTGCTGGATCAAAAATAACACGGCTGCCGCCCAGACATTCACGATGTCACTCAACAATGGTCTGGCTTCGGGTCCTCGGAGCATCCTCTACACCACACCCTCCATCTCAGCTGGCTCATGGAGTCGCATTGCCTTCACAGTCCCTGGCGACGTGCTAGGAACATGGCTCATCAACAACGGCCTCGGCCTGAACCTCGCCATTGCACTCGGTGCCAACAACACGAATGCAGTGTCTACGGCCGGCTCTTGGTTGACCGACGCGTATTTCACCGAGTCGGGGGTCCAATCGTATGGATCGGCGACGGGGGTCTTTGGTTTGCAAGACAATGCGATTTACGTGACGGGTATGCAGTTGGAAAGGGGGTCTTTGGCAACGCCGTTTGAGTTTAGGCCTTATGGAACGGAATTGGTCCTATGCCAACGGTACTTTACACTGTTGACTAAACCATCATTCAAAGGCGTGGCTTATAGTAGCACGGGAATAGCACGTTTTGGTTGTCCATTTCCAGTAATGCTACGACAAACACCCACAATATCTATGACAGGAACAATGGAGATTTACGATGGTGCAGGAAATGTTACTATAAACAACTCTAAACTTTTCGAAGGTTCATTTAAGGGTAGTACAGAGGTATTTGAAATTGACGGTGTTATTGTTGCAAGTGGAACAACGCTTGCATCAAGACCATTAATCGCCACACAGGTCCTGTTTAACCAATTTCTTATATCAGCTGAGTTTTAACAGTTTTAACACTAAAAATAACACTCAATCATCAGCCGATTAAGGCTTAACAGGCCACTCAACCGCCCCCACATCCACGACGCTCCCCGGCACATCCCGCAGCGCCACCCGGTACTCCCTCCAAGCCGTCTTGGCCTCGTCGCTCAGCGGCGCGTCTAGCGTCTGAGTCCAGTCACAGTCCGCCAGTAGTCGGTTGCGCTCGGCACGCATGGCTGCCCAGAGCCGCTCTTGTTTTTGCGCCAGCTTCGTCGGGTCAACCTCGAAGCCAAAGACGCCGTCCTCGCCCAGCTTTGCCGCGATCACGTCGCGGTCCATGTCCTCCGGAATGGCCACGTGGATGGTGACCTCGGGCCAGCCCCAGGGGCCGCCGAACTTGCCTTGGTTCGGCATGGTGTCCTCGTAGACATTTGCGATGGTGCTGGTGGCCTTCTCAATGATCGCGATGTGGGGCATGTTCGGCTTCGGACTCTTCTGTTTGCTCTACGTTGCTTCTTCTATCCATCAGCTCGACAATATTTGAGATGTAGGTGATGCACTTCTTCGAATGAATTGACTGCTGGTGTGAAACGCATGCCAACGGCACATGTGTTTGAGGTCGGAAGCACTTGCAGCTACAAGTGCAGGTGTTCCCGGGAACACAATGCCGCCGCCCCGCACACGGCGGGCTGTCAACATCATAGCGTCGCGCGCCTCCTTGAGCATGCATAGCATCTTGGTGGCCGCTTCCTTCTCGGCCTGCTTCTTGGTGGTGCCCTCGCCTGTGCACTTGTATGACGCAACGCTCACGCTCACGCCATGACCAGTGCTTCGTCCATCATCAGTAGTCTCAACGACATAGGTCGGTAGCCCAAGGCCGGCCCTTTGTGTGCATTCTTGAAGCCTTGTTTTTGCATCCACTTCTGCCGTCTCTTCAACACATAGGCGCAGATGCGACGACCAGTGTCTCACGATCCACGCATGGACTACTTCATGGCTTTTGCCGCTGTCGGTGAAGAGGGTGCCGATCATGGCCTTGATGGTGGTGGTGTTGCCGTTGCTACTTCCACTCAATGCCAGCCTATGCGCAACGTGCGCACATGTATCTCGAGACACCAGGTGCGCACGTCTGCACGTCAAATCGCCGCTTGATGCCCCCGGAAAACGTTCCGATAGCTCGAGCGTGATGACCATGTTCAAGAGGGCGTCTCCTATGACCTCCATGCTCTTGTTTTTGCTATTGTTGGTGTTGTTATTGCTGATGTTGGTGCCGTTGGTGCGTTGTATATTATTCATGGTTCCCACGTAAGTAGTTTGGTAACCGATACCGATTGGTTGACCGAGAGAGCTAGTGAGTCGTATAATTAAAGTTCAGTGATGCAAGATGGAAGGGGAGGGGAGGGGAGGGGCTTGAACTGACTTATCGACTCCAAATATACGTTTGACATTTCCTTAAATCCCTTTGGAGGGTAAGAGAGAAGGATGTCCCTGGTCCTCAACAGCACCTATGCGTCCATTGGCGTCCAGTTCGTCACAGGCATGATCGGCGTCGCCGCCCTGTTTGTGCCCTTGGCGCCCGAGCACGCCGTGTTGCACGATCTGCTGCTCCTCGAGACCATCGTCCAGTTCGTGGAGCTCACGGCCTACATCGTCATCGTGGCCCGATTCCACCTCGAGACGATGGCGGCGACGCGCTACTTCGACTGGGTCATTACGACGCCTATCATGTTGTTGACGACGGTGGTGTACATGGCCTATAGCACCGCTCAAGAGCGCAAGGCAGCCCCCATCAAGCTCGTGCCCTTCCTCAAAGATCCCCGGAACAAGCGTAACCTAGCTGCCATCCTGGGCTGCAACATGGGCATGCTAACATTCGGCTACCTCGGCGAGATCGGCGTGATCCCTAGGGCAGCTGCGTGGCTCGTAAGCTCCGTCTTCTTCCTTGGTGCCTTTGGGATCCTGTACACCGAGTATGCCCGCAAGTCGGTCATCGGCATGCGCCTCTTTGCGGCCATGTTCGGCATCTGGAGCTTGTACGCTGTGGCCTACCTGTTGTCGTCGGTGACCAAGAACGTCATGATCAACGGCCTGGACATCGTGGCCAAGAACCTATTCGGCATCTTCTTGGCCGTGGCGATCTTTAGGCAGCAAAGCAAGGCTTAGAGGGATGTGTCGTAACATATAGTTAGAGCAGTCATGGAGGACTACTTGCGCCTTCATGGGCCGTCTGCGAGCCCCTTCACCCTCGCAGGCCAGACGCTCCCCGGGCTCATCGTCTCGTGCTACGATGGCGATACCCTGACCATTGTGCTGCCCGTGTTCGGCCATTGCTACAAGTTCACTGTGCGCATCGACGGCATCGACACGCCCGAGATCAAGAGTCGGGATGCTGAGAACAAGCTGCGGGCCGTTCGGGCTCGCAACCGTGTGCTGCAGCTGGCTGGGGTTACGATCGGTCTCGATGTGGCGTTGACCAAGAAAGAGGTTGGGGAGGTGCTTGCCCGTGTGCAGCCCATCGTCGAAGTGGAATGCAAGGGCTTCGACAAGTACGGGCGTCTGTTGGCTGTGCTTCGTCCCCAACGGGGGCCCAACATGGGCCTTGCAGGCCCAACGTGCCCCTCGTTCGCCGACGTCCTCATTGCCGAAAAGTTGGGCTATGTCTATGGCGGCGCGACCAAGCTCACGGAGGGCGAGCAAGCGGATGCACTCGGTTAATGCTGCGCTATGGATAGGTATGCGTTCCTAAAACACTTACTTACGGTAAAGTAAGTAGCAAAACAGCAAGGCCTAATGCAAACACTCGACAGGCAATCGCTCGAAAACATCGTTAAACGGCTGACGGTGCGCTCCGGTCGGACCTTACGCACCGTCATGTCAACGAACGCGGCACTACGTCCAAGCACACAGCCAACGTTGAAGATGCAAAAAGAAGCTGTGGTGGTGCGCGTCAAGGCATTCGTGGACGCATTGGCTCAACATGTTCTTACAGTGCGTACTATCGCTCAGATCGGTTCTTCTTCGAACAACGTAACCTCGAACAACGCAGTCTCTAACAACGTAGTCTGTAACGACGTGATCGTGCTCCGATTCCCCGACCAGAACGTCACGTTGCGCATCCACAACGGCACGATACAGATGCAAGTGTGGACGATGGACATCGCGTCCATGAAGCCTGCGACGCACGTGGCGCCTGGCAACTTGCTCAAGAAGCTCAAGGAACGTAAGGACCTCCATTTGTGCGAGAGCATCACCGTGCGGTCTTATACGTCTTTAGCACGCAACATAAACAACAGCCCATCAGATGTACAGTTCATAGAGGCATGGCACACTGAGGGCGAACACGTCCCGGCGCACCTCAGCACCGACGCGACCTTCAAGGCCTACTTGGCGTCTTTGAGGGCATTGCAAAAAGCATGCAAGGATTGGGTCAAGCTCACGGCACGTGCTTAGGTGTTACATTTTGTTTTTATCGGTTCTATCGGCTTTTCGGTCTTTGCGATGCCTCAACTTATGCCCCACCGTCTCGCAAACAGACACGCATGCCACGAAAGGCACGAGTAAGATACGTACCGGAAAGCACATGACGCTACAGCAACACCCCATACAGTCATCGTTCTTGGAACTGTTGGTCTGGGAAACAGTCATAGGGCCGAGGGTCAAGTGTGCCGCTTCTTGGACGTACATGATGCGTGGCAGCCCACGTTCATCGGTGAAGCACGGCATGATTGATAAGTGTGTATTGGTGTGTCTAATGGGCGAGTCACGTCAGTGCGTTGCTTCAATTTTTGGCCTGACTGCCCTGGCCACCCTGAAGGCCCTCAAGTGCGGTCGCAATATTGCGCGCCAGCCTCTCTACGAGGGTCACGGTCACGCCATTGCCGGCTTGCTTGTACAAGTGGTTATGGGCTAGCGTCGGCGGAAACGCGTAGCTGTCGGGAAAGCCTTGGAGCCGGAAGCACTCGCGCGGGCTCAGGCGCCGGTAATGAAGCCCGTCGAAGAAGACAGGCACCGCATGGCCGCCGCGTCCCATGCCGGCGAGCAGCGTCTGGGTTACGCCAACGCGCTTCTTCCGGATCTGCGTGCATGTCCAGAGCGTGAAGAACTGGTAGGGCACCTTCATGTTCTCGACCAATGTCGTGTACGCCTTGTCCTCGGGGCCGTAATAATAGCGCGGTACCACGGACTCGGGGGGCTCGAGGAGGGTCTGAATGGCCTTCCGACTGTCCGCCGGCACAGGCTCTGGGAACCGAAAGTGGTCGAAGAACGCGGGGTCGAGGGCGCACACGATGAAGATGCGCTCGCGGTGCTGGGGGATCGGGGTGTGAACGGCCGTATCTAGGATGCGGTAGTCCACGAAGTAACCCCGATGCCGCAGCATCGCCAGCATGGTCTCAAACACGGTGCCGCGCTCGATGTGCAAGAGGCCCTTGACGTTCTCGAACAACAGGACGCGCGGCTTCTTGGCGTCGACCATACGCATGAGCTCGAAGAAGAGCGTGCCCCGGGAGTCCTCGATGCCCTTGCGCTGGCCGATCGTTGAGAAGGGCTGGCACGGGAAGCCGCCGACCAGGATGTCAAAGTCGGGCACGTGCTCGGGATAGTCGGCGATGTCGCGTATATCGGTGCGGCTCAGATGCGGCTCGGGAAAGTTGGCGTCGTAGGTGATCTTGCACTGGGCGTCAATGTCATTGGCAAAAACCGTTTTGAAAGAGGGATGCGCGGCCTCGAAGGCGAGCCGGAAGCCGCCGATGCCGGCGAAGAACTCGCCTACGCGCCATACCGGGGGCGTGGCCTTGCTATCGCTCGCAGACGTTGCTGCCTCCATCTTTCGAAAAGGTTGTGTGCTATCGAAAGAGGGCGCAAAAAAGAGTTGGGTGGGGAACGCATCCACGTTATGCCCGACAATCCACGTCATACCCGACAATCCACGTCAGGCACAACAGGCCATGCGAAGCTATCCCGTTAGGCCCGACAATCCACGTCAAGCCCGACAATCCACGTCATACCCGACAATCCACGTCAAGCCCGACAATCCACGTCAGGCACAACAGGCCATGCGAAGCCATCCCGTTAGGCCCGACAATCCACCTCAAGCCCGACAATCCACGTTAAGCCAGACAATCCACGTCAAGTCCGACATACCATGCGAAGCCATCCCGCCATCCCGCCCGACAATCTCCGTGACACCCAATCATGCATCGAAACATGACCTAGGTAGATTTTCAAGGTTTCACACCATTTACGTTTCCAACGTTAATGCTTACAAAAGAGCAATGTAGTACCCACCGGTCATTTGGGATGGCTTGCCCTTCCTGTAGTTCATTTTGAGCTTTGAACAGCCGCTCGTAAATGCCTTTATCATGTCAATGTCGGCTTGATAAACCTCTTTATATTTACGGTACTTGTGTTTCTTGAGAAGTCCTTTTATGCAAGCCTCAACTTCATCAAGATCATCGGTTTCATACTGAAACATAACCTCAATGTCATCAGCTCGTCCTGAGTTGTAGTTCGTAAGGCGCTGTGGTAGGTTGGTGGTGCGTCCAATCTTATAGACGCTATCGATCGTTGAAGATGCTTTAAGAACATAAATAAACCCTTGCCGACTTTGTTTCTGTTGATGCTTTGGCTTTTGGTTTCGTGAAAGTTCCTCAATGCGGGCTTTAAGGCCTTGTTCTAGGTCAACCTTGTATTTAAATAGCAAACTTTCTACCTCGATAAAGTAGGTTCGTACTTCGTCAGCCTTCTTGGAACGTGACTGCATACATAATCTCTTAAAGCAATCAGGGGTCAACAAAACAAGCTTGAGATGGTTACTCTTTGGTGTTTTCTTTACAGGATTGATTGGTTTCTCAACCGTAAAGTCAATGCCTCGAACATAACTTTCCTTTAGAGTCTTCATAATGCTTTTCTTCGTGGTTCCCAACCAATTCGCAATGTGAGAACTGTTAATTGCTGGCTGTGTGTCGGGTGTATTCTCATCATACATTTGAAATAACTCATCGATGAAAGCGTTGGGTATAGAGGAATACCTTTTAAGAAAGTCTTTGGAGCTCATTTTGGGTCTAAAATAAGTTGATATTTTATTTGATTGGACCGTAAGGTGGACATTCAAAACACTATCGTTAGGCCCGACAATCCCCGTCAAGCCCGACAATCCCCGTCATGCCCAACAGACACGTCAAGCCCGACAATCCACGTCAAGTCCAACATGCCATGCGAAGCCATCCCCGTTAGGCCCGACAATCCACGTCAAGCCGGACCTACCACGTCATGCCCGACAATCAACGTCAAGCCCGACAATGCACAAAAAGTAACCGGCGGGTAGCGCGAAGCGAACAGAGCGCTAGCGACAGCGGCGCACGGGGACGCACCCCCGAGCATGGGGCCGCACCCCCGAGCATGGGGCCGCAACTTCGTTTTAGGTCTCCATCCGATCCTCCTTCCGTCCCACAAAGTACTCGCTGAAGTCCTCGGTCATGCGGCGCCCGGCCTCCGTGAGCTGCAAGATGCCGCACCTCGGGTTGCGCTGCAGGTCCTTACTGGGCTGGTACGCATGGCTCGCCAAGATGGCCCAGCGTTCCTTGTACTTGCGATCGGCCAAGCGGCCATGCCAGTGGTGCAAGACCGTACCATTCACGCACCCGATGGTGATCTTGGCGGCCTCACACCGCTCTTGGAAGGCCTGGACGCGCAGGGCGTACTCGGGGTGCAGGTTGCCCGGGCACGACCCTTTGGCCTTGCCGATCCAAGCCAGGGCCATGTGGCGGTCGCCAGACCCAAGGATGGCCCAGTCGATCAGGCCGCCCATGCCATCAAAGGCCGCACGGGTGCATGCCCACGCAAAGCCGCAGTGCCAGTCGGTGTACTTGCCGTTGGGGTTGAGGGCCTCGTTGCCCTTGAGGTGCTGATAGGCGAAGCCCTTGTCGGTCTTGAACACCTCGCCCGTGGGGCCCAGGTGCACACAGGTCTGGAACATCTGGGCGACCGGGTGGGCATCGAGGACGGCGATGGTCTCGCGGACCCAATGCGTATGAACGAATGTTAGGTCCGCGTCGATCCAGGCCATGTAGCGCCACCCCTCGGGCAAGTTTCGGACGCCCATGTTGATCAGGTTCTCTTTGATCCAGATGCGGTCGGACGTGATGCAGCGAAAGTGCGACGTGGCGCCCGGCAGCGGATTGGGCAGATCGTAGGTGCTGCCTTGCTCGGCGGCCTCGACGACGATGAGGGCGACCCCGGGACAGTTACCGTAGCGCGCCACGAACTCGAGGAAGAGCTGGCGCCGGCGATGGTACTTGCAGTAGTTGAAGTAGGGGAGGATGATGTAGAGGAGGGAGGCGGGATCTTGAGTCGGAGGAGCGTTTACCTGTGCGGAAGAGGCGGGCGAGAGGCCTGTCGGGGAGGTTGATGGACTTGGCTTTTTGGTGGGTGCGTACTTTTTGCGGCACTTGTTCACACAAGGGGGACTTTCGAGGCACAGCCTGTGCATGGTGGTACCCAACCAGTTAAGGTTGGTTTTGGGCTTGGGGTTGGGCATGTCACTCGCTTACTTGTTGATGGAAGAGAGTTCTTTTTACGGGAAATAGTCACAACATACATGCGAAGCCATCCCCGTCAAGCCCGACAATCCATGTCAATCCCGACAATAAACAAAAAGGAACCTAATGGGCTGTGCGTGAAATGTCACCCCTACTACTTCTTAAGGCCAAGCACCACCCCATAAAGAGCTGTGAGCGTCGTGATCCACCCCACTCCCCAAGCCGTGTCACGCAGTGCGATGGCCGCATCCCAGCCCTTGAACGTCACGAAATTAGTGCCGTTGAAGACGCCGTAAATGAGGAGGGCGACGAGGAAGGCCGTCGGCAGATAGGCGCGGACTCCTTGCTTGGCGGCGACGGCGCGTTCGACAAGGGGCGCAATCAGGACCCACCAGCCGAGACCCATGAGGGCGTAGGTGGCGATGGCGACCACGAGGGACCCGGGCTTCGCCACGATGTCGCTGCCTTGGATCTTGGCGACCACGCGGTTGTAGGCGGGGAGCGAGGTCCGGACGTAGAGGATGTCGACTGCGAGGTAGAGGGCGACGAAGAGGGGGCGGAGGTGAGTGGGGGTCATCGTTTACTTATCGTTTTGATACTTTTCTTTTAGGTTTACGGACTTTTTTCCCTCCACCTGGAACTTTCGCAATACCTGAATGGGGTTGTTGCAATGGAGAGGGTGGATCATCGGTTAATGGCACATTTATCGTACCTGGTGGAAGCACACTCTGGGAAGCCGCAGACGGTCCTTGAGGGGGATTGAATGGAGAGGATTTTTCAGCACGTATTTCCACATGGGTGCGACCTGGGGGTTGATAAGGTATTTCATAGATTTGTGGTTTTTCCTGGGGGCCAGTTGGTGCCGGTGGTTGCAATGGTGCCGGTGGTTTCGCTGATTCCGCTGGTGTCACGTTTCGTGAAATAGCCGGTGCTGGTGCTGCTGTTGCTGCTGCTGCTACTGGTGCTACTGGTGCTGCTGGTGCTGCTGGTGCTGCTGGTGCTGCTGGTGCTGCTGGTGCTACTGCTACTGCTTGTACAGGTGTTACAGCTCGCTGTACTTGGGCTCGTGATTGTCCGACTATACCGGTTACCTTTGGTAATGTGGTAGGATCAGGCTCGTTAGAGGGTACGACAGGAGCCGACTTACGTAGTCCCCACCCCTTCAGCCAACCGTCCTTTTTAACATTAACATTAGCATTAGCATTAGCATTAGCATCAGCATTAGCATCAGCATCAGCATCAGCATCAGCATCAGCATCAGTCACAGAAGACGTGCACTCTATCTGTTTTATGCGCTCATCAATGTCATCGACCCCTTGATGCTTTCCAGAAGCATATACGGCCTTAATACGATCATCAATCACTTGAACAAAGGCGCTAATGGCCTTGTCTTGAGCTTTAGGGCACGTCTTGAGCTTCTGCAAAAGCGTGCTTCGGTAACCAAAAAGCTCACGTACATGTTTCATATTGGCCGTGTATTGATCCAAAGACACCGCTGTCCGTTCGACAGTATGTACAGCACTCGTAGCCAACAATGGTTTAGCTTCAGCTGCCTTCCTAGCCGCAACCGCCCTCAACACCACATCCAGCTGCGCCACACTCGCCGGCACCTCCGCCGACATATTCGCTTGGTTCGCAAACTTACTGAAGTACGGATGGGTCATGAGCTTCGAGGCCACCCCATGGAAGAACCGATCGACGTACTCGCGATCGGCTGCCTTCTTTGTTGCGGCGTCCATGTTGCGTTGTACTTCCCTTACTTTGGCATGTTGTTTTTTTCCAGTTATGCTTGCGCCTTAGCAGCAGCAGCCTTGAAAGCCGCAATCGCCGCCGCCGAAGCGACCTTGGCGTCCACGATCGGTGCTGGGTACGCAGTGTTGGGTACCGTCTCTCGGACCTTAGCATCGTTCCAAGCATGAATGGCCTTAGCGGGGACGTTGGCCAGCTCCGGCACCCATTTCTTGATGTAGACCGCCTCGGCATCGAATCGCTTGCTCTGGATAAATGGATTAAAGGGCGCACGGAAGTACGGTACGGCATCGGCGCCCGTGCTCGAGGCGAAGCCCCAGCCCGCTGTGTTGCTGAAGGGGTCCGCGTCGACGAGGTGCTGGTAGTAGAAGCGTGCGCCGTCCCGCCAGTCGATCCAGAAGTACTTGGTGAGGACGCTGGCGCACAGCATGCGGACACGGTTGTGTTGGTGGCCGGTGCTTGTGAGCTCCCGCATGCCTGCGTCGACGAGCGGGAAGCCGGTGCGCCCGAGGGTCCAGGCCGTGTACCGCCTGTGGGCCTCAGGCGACGAGTTGGCCGGCCACCAATCGAGGTGCTTGTCGAGGTCCGATAGGATGGCTTGCATGGGCTTTCCGGGGCGCCCCTGGTAATGAAGCTCCGGTCGGGCCGAGTAGATCTTGGCGTAAAAGTCGCGAAAGACGAGCTCGCGAATGAGAGGGCTGTCGGACCCTAGGTGCCGTCGGGCCTCCCAATACACCTCGCGTATGGAAACGGTGCCGAACTTGATGTAGGGCGACAGGTGAGTAGTACCGTCTGCTAGGGCCGGGAAGTCCCGCGTAGCTGCGTAGGCCTTCTGATTTTTGAGGGCCTTGAGTCGCAGGAGGGCCTTGTGCCTGCCTCCCTCGAAGATGGAGACGGGGAGGCGACCGGGGCATACTGTGCGTGTGTAGTTGCTGAGTTCTAGGTTCGGTCCTTTCAGTATGCCGAAGTCACCACGCCCAAGCTTTGTCGTACTGACGGGGCGCGTCGGGCTGTTCTTCAGGAACCATTTCCAAAAGGCCGAGAGGACCATGTAAGGCTTCGCGTAGGGTGCCCCCTCCCTCAGGCCCTCGGCTTCTGCAGTCAAGTAGTAGTCCTCGGCCGTAACAACGTCGATGTGTTTACGGCTGGCCCAGGCTTCGATGCGGACGTCACGTGTTCGGGCAAAGGCACTCGGATCGACGTTCCAGCCGATGCTCTTGATGGGGCTCTTGGCATGAAGGGTCTCTAGGATGCTGAGGGTATCGCCATGGTACACATGCAGCCGGGATCCTAGCGCTCTAAGCTCGACGTCGAGGGCCTCGAGGCATTCGCACATGAACTGGACGGCGGGCCGCGAGTAGTAGGGGTTGCGCTTGGCGTCCACTTGCACCGGGTCAAAGATGAAGACGGGAATGATGTTCCCTTTGGCTTTCTCGGCAAGACGTAGAAGCGCGGTGTTGTCGGGAAGTCGAAGGTCCCGGTGGAAGAGGAAAAGCCGGAAGCCCTCGTGGGTTTTAGTGGTCATGGGTGTGTTGGTGTTCATTGGGATCCCTTTATACCTATCACAGGCTTGTTTGCCGTTAGGAGCCATGCACAAATGTGTAGCTCAAAAGTAGAACAGTTTACCCTATGTCTTCACCGTCTTCATCCTCAACTTCCTCAAGTTCCTCGACTTTCCCCAAATCCTTCGAGATTCGAGTTGGTAGATCAACCTTTTATGCAGTCGTTGAACGTTATACTTCGAAAAACTTTATTGTACATGTGGGTGGCAAAAAGAAGGGGTGTGTCCAAATCAGTGTCGATAAAGCCGAAAAACCAGGCAAGAACATGGATGGTGGTCTTAATGTGCATTATGATCGTAGATGCAACACGAACGGAGATTTAGAGCGCGGCGTTGGAACCGTTGGCATGTTACAGGCGGCCATTACCTTTGCCTTTGCGCACTTTCCCACATTGACCAATATTACACTAAAGGATCAGAGTACCGTATCATGTGTTGATCATGGTGACATGGACCTAGCGCCGATGTTACTTGCCGTAGGCGGCCAATCGTGGTATATGCGACATGTCCAAGCAGAACCTGATGACGATAATGACAAGGTAGTCATTGATCGCATTATTAAAGCTTCTAAGGAGCCTTTAGGAGCGTTTGATCCTTTTTGGGACAAGTCAATATGTAAACGCATTCCAAATAAAAAAGACAGACCTGTATGGAAACGCCGGATACAGGCCTATTGGAAAAGTCCCAATACAACACTTCAAGAATTGATCGGAGCCATGAAGGAGGCTGGGGAATGTGAGCTGTTTAAGTATTGGTTATCTAAGTACTTTTGGGATCTTACGGGAGTCTTGTTCGGCGATGTTGACTTTATTATCCATCGATCCAAGTTCAACATGTCTGCAATTGTCGTGAGTACAACCGAGTTTCCGTACGGCAGTTTGCTACAAAAAAATAAGGCGGCGTTACAACGTAAATTAGATTTTTTGGACTCATTTGGAGAAGGCGGCAAAACGATGCGTGGAGGTAAATGGGAGGGAATCCGTTACCCTTTCGGCAAAGATGCAACCATAAAAGACATTGATGACGTTATGAAGCTACCGGTTGGTGCATTTTAATCGAGGGTCTCCATGGTGCGCTCCTCGGGTAAGTCGTCAGCCTCTGCCTTGGCCTCGGTCTCGGTCTCGTCCTCCGCCTCCTCCTCGTCCAGGCTCAGCCCCGCCTCCATCAGCTTGAAGAAGCGGCCCACGAACTTGGCCGGGTCGTCGAGGGCGAAGCCGGACTGTAGGAGGGTTGCGTCGTAGAAGCCGTCGCAGATGTTCTGGAAAGCCTTAGCGGCGCCCTCACCCTTGCCCTCGGCCTCCATCTTCTTAAAGGCCTTGATCAGCTTGTGGTCAGGGTTGATCTCGAGGGTCTTCTTGGACTTCATGTGGAAGAAGGTCTCGCTGTTCTGGAGGGCCTGGGCCTTCATGATGCGCTCCATGTTGGCGGACCAGCCGTAGCTGCCGGTGACCAGGGCGCCCGGGCTGCCGGCCAGGCGATCCGAGACCACGACCTTCTCGACCTTGTCCTTGAGGATCTCCTTCATCTTAGCGCACAGAGGCTCGAAAGACTTGATACGTGCCTCCTTAGCGGCCTTGGCGTCCTCGTCGTTGGTGTCCTCGTCGAACAGCTCGCCCTCCTTGGTGATGCACGTGAAGGTGAAGGGCTTGGACTCGTCGTCGGCATTGGAGGAAGCAGGAGGCTTGTACTCCTTGAGGCGCTGCATCATGTACTCGTCGATGGCCTCGGTCAGGAAGAGCACCTCGTAGCCCTTGGCCTTGAGCTTGTCCAGGAAGGGCGAGGTCTTGACAGCGTCGACTGACTCGCCGGTGATGTAGTAGATGCGCTTCTGGCCGTCCTTGGCCCTGGTCGTGGCACGCGTTGCATAGTCGAGAAGGGACGTACGGCTCGTGGAATCATTGGTGGAGTGGAAGCGCAGCAGCGACACCAGCTTGTCCTTGTACGAGTCGTGGCCGTCGTACACGCCGAGCTTGATGTTCTTGGCAAAAGCGTCGTAGAAGGTGACGTAGTCGTCGGGCTTGTCCTCGGCCAGGTCGGTGAACATCTCGACCGCCTTCTTGACTACGTTCTTCTGAATCACCTTCATGAGCCGGCTTTGCTGCAGCATCTCGCGGCTCACGTTGAGCGGCAGGTCGTCGCTGTCCACGATGCCCTTGATGAACGAGAGCCACTCGGGCACGAGCTCGTTGCAGTCGTCTGTGATGAAGACGCGGCGCACGTAGAGCTTCAGGTTGCGGCGCTTGCCGTCGGACGTGTTGAACATGTCGAAAGGGGCGCGCTTGGGGGCATACAGGAGGCCGCGGAACTCGACATTGCCCTCGGCCTTGAAGTGCTTATGGGCGATGGGCTCCTCCCAGTCGTTCGAGATGGTCTTGTAGAAGGCGGCGTGGTCCTCGGCCGTGACCTCGTCAGGGGCGCGGAGCCAGATGGGCTTCTGCTTGTTGAGGAGGTCGAACTCCTTGATATGCTTCTTAATCTTGGGCTTGGGGGCCTCGACGGGCTCATTTGTGGACTCGACGTCAGGCTCCGCATCCTCGACTGTTACCTCAGAATCGGGCTCAACAGGCTTTGCGTCCTCGACGGGCTTTGCGTCCTCGGTGGGCTCCACTGGATCCACGGGCTTCGCGTCCTCGACAGCCTCCTCAACCTCAGCATCCACCTCGATCTCGCGATCAACCTCCAGGTACACAGGGTAGCCCAGGAAAGAGCTGTGCTTGGCCACGATCTCCTTGATCTTAGACTCCTCGAGGTACGTGGTCGCGTCCTCCTTGAGGTGCAGGATGATAGAGGTACCGGTGGTCTCGACACTGTCAGAGGCGAGCGGCGTAATGGTAAACATGCCGCCGGCATCCGACTCCCACATATGGGCCTCGCCGCCCTCGGGCTTCGAGACGACCACGACCTTCCCGGCGATCAGGTACGACGACAGGGCGCCGATGCCGAAGCGGCCGACCATGTCGACCTCGTCCTGCTTGCCCAGGTTCTTGACGAAGTCGGCAGTGCCGGAGTGGGCGATGGTACCGAGGTTATCGATCAGCTCCTGGCGGCTCATGCCGATGCCGTTGTCGCGAATGGTCAGCGTCCGTGCGACCTTGTCGGCGATGATGTGGATGGTCATGCTGTCCTCGGGCACGACCTTGCCGGACTGCAGCATGGTCAGCCGCTTCTTGTTGAGGGCATCGCTAGCATTGCTCAGGACCTCGCGAATGGCCACATCACGGTCAGTATAGATCGAGTTGATGACGATGTCCAGGACCTTGCTGACGTCGGATTGGAAGGCGAACTGCTCGGGGGCGGCGGTGGTGGCGGTGGTTGTGGCCATGGTTAGTGTTTGTTGGGGTACTGTTGTTGTTTGTTACGGTGGGGTGTTGAGGTATAAGGGCTTTATAGCTTTAAGTGGGGGTTGGGGGCTTAGAGGGGCTACCATTTACCAGAGTTCTGATCAAGAAGTGTGCGCAACATCTTGTTGCAAAACATGCGATAAATACGTAGTCGTTTTTAGCTTTTCTTTTGGCTTTATAGAAGTGTCTATGCACAGGTAATCAAGAAAGCCGATTCTTTGGTCATGCACCCAATCCGTTATGTTGATACTTCGTAGAGTATTTGTGTAGAAATTGATGATGTGTATCATGTTGATATCGTAGTTGTACATTGCTGCCAAAGAAGCGTATCCTAAAAGTTGAAAGAACTCATATTTATTGTCATTGCTTTTGGTGACTTTGAAGTCAATAAGATTGTCGTCTATTATCAAGTCCGCATCAGCACGAATGGAACCATGTATACCAATTACTGGATTCAACGCGTACTGTGTACCTTTTGTTAAAGTAAACACTTTCTGTAAATCATCCATGAAATCTTCCACAAAATTTTTGACAACATACTCATATTGAGTTCTCCACGAATCTGGGTCATATCGTCCAAACGAGAAACCATGTCCCAATGAAATGACAAAAATTTCGTTTATGACATCTTTTGTTTTGTTGGATGCATTACTTACTTTTTCATATGCTTCTGCAAATGGTTGTGGAAAATGTGCTTCTTCTTCTTCTTCTTCGATTACACATGGTGCACATGGTGCCCGACAATTTGTTAACAAAGCACGTGCATCTTGAAACTCAATTTGTAGTTGTTCTGTTATGAAACGACGCATGAGGTAATCTATGAAACACCCTGCATCACTCGGACAGATTGCATGAAGCCCCCTCACAAACAGACAAAATTCAGTGGACACTAGTTTTTCTGTTTCTTCGAACTCAGCATTTATATTGGGGATGTTGTGTTTGATGATTGAGTCATAAGGTCTATTTTCCAACAAACTTTTTATACGCGCCGTAAGATTCACTCCTGTAATAGGTGTTTTGTTTTCAGAGTTATTGGACAGTCGTTTGTCGTGGTGATATCTTATAGTTTCCAACAACTTTTTCGATATTTGTTTTGATGGCTTGCAATTCTCAACAATCCATCTGGTGTAGTTGGTGTCGTTAAGAAGTTTTTCCAAGGTTGCACCTCTATATTTACCAAACTCTATGGTTTCGTCCAAGCTGTTTTCCATAATCGCACTGAATATCTGGTTTGTGTTTAAACAGTAAATAATGTTGTAAACAATCGGATACTTATCAAGAACATTGGTCTGCTTACACCATTCGAGGTATTTTTGGTCTTCAATAAGCTTATTGATAGGTTGACCCTTGTATTTCCCAAAAGGAACAAGGGTTCATGGCTACTACATCGTTAACAACACTTGTCTTTAAGTACCTTTTTATCACTTTTCATGGGAGTAACCTTACTCTCAATGGTTTAAAAATAAAGCAAAACCTAAACAACATACCCCTTAAACACCTCATCCACCACGCCATGCTCCATGCACTCGGCGGCCGACCAGATTAGGTCCTTCTTCAGGATCTTCTCGAGGTCCTTCTTGGCGATGGATGTGCGCTGTCCGTAGATGCGCGTGAGGTGGCCCATGATCTTCTGTAGGTTGGAGACCTCGTCCGTGATATCGCTCATCTTGCCCCAGAGCGACGAGCGCAGCTGGTGGATCAGCATGTAGGCATTGGGCATGATAAAGCGCTTGGCCCCACAAACGCTGATGAGCGTGCCGGCCGACGCCACAAAGCCGTCGCACACGGTGTACACCGGCACCGGAAGGTGCTCGATGCAGTCGATGGCACTGAAGGCACTGTAGATGTCGCCGCCGTTGGTCGTGATGTGCAGCCAGATCGGCGGCGGCGGCATCTTGTGAATAGTCGCGATCACGACCAGCTTGTCGGCCACGGCCCGCAGCTCCTTGTTCAGGGCGAAGATCGTGTCGTGGCTCACGTCATCGTTGAAGAACACGCAGCTGTGGCTCGAGTACACCGAGGCGCCGCGGCTGCCCATGAGCAGCGGAAAGGGAATGGCCGGGCCGCTGCCCTCTTCCTCGTCGTCGTCGTTAAGGGGCGTCGCCGGCTCCCGAACCGGCCTCTTGCGCTTCTTCGAGCCCCAAGATACGCTCGAGTGCATTGTTCGCGAGTGTGTGAGTGTTCTTGTCGTGTGACTTGCAGCTCTACGTTGTCTAAGCCAATCAAGTCTTTAAATGGTGGCAGGCTACCTACCAAAGGTTGTGAGACACTTACCAGTCGAGTCGCTCACCACCCTCACCTACGTTCTTGTTCGCAAAGGCCTCGAGGGACGCCATGATCTCTTCGTGTGTCGGCTTCTTTGACTGGGGCGTCAACGCCGAACGGGGACCAAACTCCTTGACGGGGTCGAAGAAGGGCTTGGCTTGAGCTGGTGTTGCTAGCTTAGGACGCACGCTCCGTGCGCTCCGTGCGCTCATGAGGGTGCGACTTGCAACAGGCCTGAAACGTTGTGCCGAACGCATAGCCAAGGCACCGGCTCCGGCTCCGCCTCCTCCCGCCATCATATTCGCCCGCCACGTCATTTTTGACAGCAGCACCGTACGCCCCATGAAGTCGTCATAGAGCAGCTGGTCCGTCATTTGCAGGTCTCCGAAGAGCTTGTCCAGGGCCGCGATGTACTTATCGAACTCTGAGCGGTCCTTCTTAAACTGAAACGAGCTGTGCAGGAAGTCTTTGGGGCTCTCGGGCGCACGTGAGTTGACCAGCAGCGCAAGCAAGAGCAGGCCTTCGTTCATGATCTTGACGAAGCGCCGGAACTCCGAGCTCGGGTGCTTCTTATGGGCATCGTCCGTGACACAGTACAGCTGCAAGAGCGCGACGTTGTCTGCCCCAGCAATCTTGATGTCGGCATTGCTCTTGAAGGTAATCAGGTCGTCGAAGATGCGCATCAGAGGCCTCGGCGACATAGAGAACAGGCGGTACATGTTGGCGCACAGGGTGATGGCGTCCATGATGCAGACCTTGGAGCTGCCGTCCGGGTTGTAGAGGCCGCGGCTCCCGTGCTCGTCGATCAGCTGCTCGTAGCTCGTAATCGTCGCATGGGGCATCGCGTACTTGAAGAGCTCGTACTGGATGATGGGAACGACGTCGGGCCGTTGAGCCGCCGCACCGATGTACATGCGCCCATAATCAATCATCTTGATGGTCTTCGTAGTGGGCTCGAAGAAGAGGTTGCCGAGGTGCAGGTCGTTGTGCACGACGCCGTAACTGACGCCGAGGGTCACGATCGTGTTCATGAAGAAGGACTGAAAGGCGAAGATCAGGTCGGTCAGCATGTGCTCTCGGGCACGGCTCAGCGGCTGCCCGAAGATGGTGTCCATCAGGGACGCGCGGGCATATGTGGGCTGCGCCCGCTGCGGCCAACGCGTCATGTTGTCGTCGTCGGGGATGCTCCATTGCGAGCGGCTTATGGGGTGGTAGGTGAGGAAGGAGTCGAAGTAGGACATGATGTGCTTCGCGATCGGGCTGCCTTTTGTGAGGGTCGCGAGCAGCTGCGCATTCACGTTGTCGATGACCGGGTTGTCGACCCTGGAGCTCACCGGCACGAGCTTGACGAAGAGGGGTCGTCCGAGGTCGCCGATGGAGCCAGCATTGATAACGGCATTCATGTACGTAAACTTGCAGTTGGCCGAGTTCTGGATGAGGTTGGGGAACACGTCGACGATGTCCATTTCGGAAAAGCGCATCATGACGTAGGACAGCTTGGGATCGAGGAAGCCGTAGCTGCGCCCCGAGAAATGCTTGTACCAGCCCATGAACGCTTCGAAGAACGGAATGTCCTTGGACTCGACGGCGAGCTTGGCCGGGTCGTTCGCGTACACCATGTGAAAGATGGTCATGAACTCGAGAATGATGCTCTTGAAGTTGTGGGTCGACGTGCGAATGACGGCGCCCTGGCCTTGGCCTTGTGATCCTGAAGGGCCCGAAGCTGGTGTGGCGTTTACGGGTTGCGCAGCGTTCATGTCGTGTGACTTTCCCTTCTACTACCAAAACGATGTTTTTTGACCGTTTTAGAACCAAAAATGAGTGAAAGTCAGGTCAAGCTAAGTTATTTTACGGTTTACACATTTGCCACACGCTTCTCGTACAGCTCGAGGGCATGCAGCGCATTCGACACCTCGCCGGCTGAGCCGAGGCGGCGCCACTCGTCGACCTTGTGGCCCACAAACCAGCCCTCGGGTATGTGCCCCTCGAATGCCTGCCATACGAGCTCATGCATGTAATGGTAAGACGATTCGCCCTCATAGGGGCCGACGCTGTCTTCGTCTTCAACATCGACCTGTAGCACGACGCTCCGGTAAGGCGTACCCGGCACAACCACGCCATAGTGTACATTCCAGAAGGGTGCGTTACTTAGCCGGATTGCACCCGTTGAGGACACTAGGAGAGTGATGCCATGGACCTCTAACGGCCTCCAAAGGCAAGTACCCTGCCCGCGTGCATCTGTGTGCAGCTTGTCTGCACCACGTTCGTCTTCGTCGAAGTGCTCTGTGTGCCCGTTCTCGTTGTGTCCGTGCTCGGTGTGCTCGTGCTCGGTGTGCTCGTGCTCGGTGTGCTCGTGCTCATGACCAAACTCGCCCTGTTCGGCTGCATCCATTTTGTATAAACAATGTGCACAGTGTATGCCAAAAGAATCCCTAGGCCCACATACCCACGTTCCCTTTAAATGCTTTAGTGGTCGCCGTCGCCCTTTTTCACAAGCAGCATCTCGATGTAGCCGAGAACATCCCAAGCCTTGTCACGGGTGAATGTCGCCGGCTGAATGTCGCCTGGGTACTTGCCGACGCGTATGACGTCGGGCGTGATCAGGACCGTGACCTCGCGCTGCCGGGCGCCATCCGCGCCATCGTCGTACCGAAAGGCATGCAGCGTATCGGGGTGCGGATCGCGAAAGCTGGCCCAGTAGCCATAGTCGGAGTGCTTGGACTGGTCGAAGAGGCGTATGATGAAGTCCTGGACACGCATGGTTGCTACTTGCTAACTTACACCCGCGCTCTTGGAATGACCTGTCCATTTTCGGGGTGCCTCTGCAAAGAATCGCAGCTGATTGTAAGGGAACCCAAGAACGATGGCCACTGCGACGGCATCAATGGCATCATCAATGGCCACTGCAACTCCAACAACGCCCGCCCTCTCGATCGAGACCGTCACAGACAAGCTGCCCACCAAGTACCTCGAGAAGCGCATCCCAGCAACGCTCACCATGAACACAGTGTTCCTGTACTACACCGTGTGGAATTGGGTCGCCATGGCCGCGGCCTTGCTCCTACGTGGCAAACTCCCCAACCTTGTGCTGTACTCGCAAGCCAGTTCGCTTCTGATTGCCTGCATCATTGCACTGGCATGGCTCGTGTTGGGATGGCCCTTCTTCAACCAGTTCTATGGCACCATCCTAGGCATCAAGCACCCAGCACTCGTCGTGGTCACGGACCTCATCGTGCACTTTAGCCCCTTGCTCATCATCGGCCTGCCGAGCCGCACGGCCTTGCCGGTCTTCATGCCGCTACTGACCTTCTGGGTCTGGTACATCAGCATGCGGCCGCACATGAAGTCGCTTTACGGGGTGCCCGCACCCACTGTCGGCGCGCCAACTTTCGGGGCACCCAATGTCACGACGACCTCCGCAGCGAGACTCAGCTTCACGTATGATCGCATTGCCCTTGGTGGTACGGCAGTTTACTTGGCGGCGCTGGGAGCACTTGCCATGATTGCGTAAAAAGAAGGGGCAAAAGCCCCAATTTCAACCACGTCATGCTCTTGGTGTCACCGCCTAAACGCTCATCTTAGCCTTGATACTCGGATAATACCGGTACCCCTCCACCTCAAAGTCCTCCAGACCGATCGTAGCCCACGTCTTGTTTTTGACCCGGTCCTTCACAATGAATCGGGGTGCCCCATACGGCACACGCGTCAGCTGCTCACGGATGCCCTCGACGTGGTCCTTGTAGATGTGCGCGTCGCCGATCGAGACAATTAGATCCTTCGGTACCATGTCGCACCTCTTGGCCAAAATATACACCAACATGGCGTAGGATGCGATGTTATAGGGCGCGCCCAAGAGGCAGTCTTGGGAACGTTGCGTCATAAGGGCGCTGAGATGCTGAACGCCGGTCGCCTCGTCTTTCTCGACGTAAAGCTGTAAGCTCAGATGACACGGAGGCAGAGCCATGCGCTCGAGGGCCGCAGGGTTCCAAGCCGTCATGAAGTGCCGACGGCTCATAGGGTCGTTCTTGAGGCTCGTTTCGATGGCCAGCAGCTGATCGACCCCCTCGCCTTCGTAGCTGTCGTTGCACGTGCGGTACGTCGCGCCCGAGTGCCGCCATTGAAAGCCATAGCCCGCACCGATGTCGCCCTCGGGCAGGTCGCCCAGGCCGCGCTTGTCTAGAAACTCGCGGCTGGTGTTGCCGTCCCATATGTGGATGCCTTGCTCGGCGAGGATCTTGGCGTCGGTCTCGCCCCGGCACATCCACAGCAGCTCACGAAGCACGGTCTTCCAGGCCACGAACTTGGTCGTCAGCAGCGGAATGGACGCCGAGATGTCGAAGCGCATGGTTTCGCCGAAGAGGCCGATGGTGCCGGTGCCGGTGCGATCGTCCCGAGGCTTGCCATGGTCGAGGATGCGCTTGGCGACGCGGAGGTACTCGATGTCGTGAGGGCTCGGCTCTATCGGGTCCATGGACTGTAGAATAAACCGGACTAGTACCACGGGCTAATCAAAGCTAAAAACAAAGAGGTCGTCAAGCCTTTAAGCCAACAACATCATCACTCAACCGGAATCACCTCGAGCGTACTCGCCATGTTCGACAAGACCTCGTGATCGACCTTGTAGTGCTTCATGTAGTCGGCCCAAGCCTTGTGAGGATCGGAGCCTAGGCTATGTGGGTCTTTGGTGTGCTGGGCATACGCCGTGCCTTGAAAGTGATGCCGGGCAGTCATGAAGTTCGGCATGCCGACGCGTAGGCCAAAGCGGACGTGCAGCAAGAGGTCCATGCCCCAAAGCCAAGGGTTCCATGGCTGCATGTGGTTCGTCCACGTCCTGAAGGCCGTACGTGTCGTGAGGTAGCAAAAGAGCTCGCATGCAGCTAGGATCCGAATGTGCCGCACAAAAGGTGTTGCTTTTGTTCCCCTTTCTACTTCAGTGTCCCCTGATTGTGTCTGTCGCATGTAAGGATAGCTCGTGGGAGAGTCGTCCGTCAAGGCCGGGGACAGGATGTCGAGCTTGTGCTCGTCAAGAAGGTCGATGGCCCGCCCAAGGTGGAAGTTCGGGCTGAGCTCTACGTCGTCTAGAAGCACGAGGACGTAGTCGACGCCCTGGTCAAAATGGCGGTGGCAGTACAGGAAGTCGCCCACGATGCCCTTGCCCCGGTGAAACGTGATGGTGATGTCGCCGAACCACACACATTCGTCCCATTTCTCGAGCACGGGCGTCGGTGTGTCGTCGTAAATGTGCACGTTGACCTCGATCGCCACGTTCGCAGGCCGGTGCGATTGCAGGTGGATCAGGTTCCACTTGAGGATGGTGGTCTTGACGTCGACGTAGGGCGCCCCGAAGCCGGGGACGATGACTTTAAGCAGGGGCATGAACAGTTCGTTACGGCCTAGCCTTAGTAGGCCCTTTAGTCGTTATCTCTTAAGTGACGTGCGCTCTTTTGTTACCATGGATTAGTAAAGGAACATGGGCAACTTTTCCATGCCCATGATCGCCCAAGCCATCGTGCTCCTCTTTGCCTTTGTCATGGCCGTTCGCATGCTCTTCAGCATTCGGACCAGTGCCGGTGCCGGCGGCCTCGTCAAGGCCCTTGTTGCCGTCACGGTAGGCGTGGCCGCGCTCTGGCTGGGCATGCGTCGCGACACGTACTTGCCGTTCCTAGGCTACGCCGCGCTGCCGCCGACGCTGATCAAGGACCGCCATGCCCCGGCGAATGCCAACGTGGAGGCCGTCCTCGAGGTACCCGACGCTGCCGACGGTACCAAGGTGCTGTACTGGGGCGCGCGTCCGAGCAAGGCCGTGGCGCCCAATCCGTGGAAGGCTTACGATGACTGGAGCAATGCCGGCGTGGCCGAGGTCAAGAGCGGCGTGGCGACCATCATCTTTGAGTGCCCAGGTGAGTACCAGGTGCGCACGCGCGCCCTCAAGCGCCACGTCCACTACCGCGTCGTGAGCGACAAGGGCATGATCGGCCCGGTCAAGACTACTTATGTCGAGTGCTAAGGCCCCATGTCCAATGGCCTTATTCTTTTTGGAACCCGGACAACAACATTGCTCGACTTAAAGGAAACGACGTTTGATGTAGGTGCAAGAGAACGACCAATCAATGGGTAACAATGCGAGTACCCAATCAGCCGTCTTCGAGCAGTGGCAACGTGACGGCAATACGTCTGCCATGAAGGACGCGGACCCCAAGGACGTCTTTGGCTTGCAGGCCAACTTCACGTGGCCGGAGCTCAAGGACGCGTATCGCCGGACGGCACGTTGGGTCCATCCGGACAAAGGGGGCAGTGAGGCCATGTTCAACTACGTGACCGACTGCTTCAAGCAGCTGGCTGTGGAGGTCAAGGCACGGGACGCACGGGACGCACAGTCTGCTCAGTTACAGCTGCATGAACCGCCACCTTCGTATTCCCCGTATGCTCAGCATTCACAGGCCCCTACAGCCCCTGCACCACAGTCACTAGCACAGCAACCACGCCTTCGCGTCGACCCGAAGTCCCCGACCTTCGGCATGGACTTCAATGCCTTCTTCGAGCAAAATAAGTTACAGGAGGATGAGTATGGCGAGTCGGGCGGCTACGGCGACATGATGGAGGCCGGTGGTAAGCGTACGACCCTCGACAACCCGAAGATCGTCACTATGAAGGGTGGCAAGTTCAGCGCAAAGACCTTCAATCGCGCATTCGAGAAAGAGACCATGTCGGCCAATGCGACCAACGCGACCATCTTCAAGGAGCCCGAGATCCTGACGTTGACGAAGCGTCTCGAGTTCACGGAGATCGGCGGCGGCAAGCCTGATGACTATACGCACGCACCTGTGCCGGGTCGCGGGGGCCGACGCGGCGGCTTGGCGTATACCGACTACAAGGTGGCCACGACGTCCTCGCGTCTCGTGGACCCGCGTACCGTTCAGGCCCGACCTGACTTCAAGACCATCGAGGAGTACTCGGCGCATCGCGACCGCATCATTGAGGGGCCTCTTACGCCCGAAGAGCTGGCGTGGAAGGCAGAGAAACAAAGGGCCGAGGAGGCACGCGAAGAGCAACGGCTGGCCCGTACGCGTCAGCAAGATGCGCGGTACTCGACGCATTATGGCGAGCTTATGCGGGACCGTTAGGGACCGGTAGGCACCGACCGTTAGGCTGTCGCGTCCTCCGTAAACTCGGCAAAGCACTCCAGCATAGCATTGGGACTGACGGTGAGCCGGACGTTAGCGATGTTGTTGATGTTGTTGAAGTTGTCGTTAATGTCGTAAGCGCCGTCGCTTCCATGTAACGTCCACCAAGCAATAGGCTCATATACCAAAGACGATTGTGCACCATTCGCTTCTTTTTCAAGTCGTAAGAAGGCCGCCAAGGCTTCATTGCTACTGAACGTCCATTCACCGACAAAGACGTACGAGTTGTAGGCCACGGGATGCCGCTCGAGTAAGGCCCAGAGGCGCTCGACGTCCTGAACGTTCAACGCGTCCGAGAAGATGCGAATGGGCGGGGGCTCGGGCTTGTAGTCCTCTTCTTCCTCTTCCTCGTCACCTTCTCCTTCAGCTTCAGCCTCTTCTTCCTCCGGCACCTCCTCCTCAGGGACTACAACACGCTCGACACGTCCATACATGCAATCGACGACCATGATCCCACTCAGCTTGTTGGCCGCCATGAGGTCCACGAGCGTTTTTTTGTATGGCCGCCACGTCTTCCCGTCCATCTTGCCGATCACGAGGACGACCTCGGGGTACAACATGGAACGTGCCGCCAGACTCGCGGTCCCAACGGCCATTTGGTGTAGCTTCTTGGTCAAGTACAGTGCCGCGGTCACCTTTTCCTCAAAGATCAGGCCGCCAACCTCAATGGCTACATTGGCGCTTTCGAGAGGCTTGTAACTGCTACCTTCAGTGTCAACGTCCACGTAGACGCCCCATTCGTTGACCGAACCCAGCTTGGGCGCCGCGGCCCCTGTCCACACGAAGAGCGTTGGGTACGGCAAGTCCTCTTGTGCCGAGAGCCACGTAAGGTCCCTCATGCTCTTGAGCAACTGGATGTTGTAGCCCGTTAGCTCCTCGAGGGCCAAGAGAGACGCAAAGGGCTCTTGCGTCGATGGGCAGTGCGAGCCATTGAAATGCGTGAGGTTGACGTCGGGCATGTAGAGCACAATGGCATGCGGCACGGGCTGCTCCTGATGGATCACGCCTAGCGTCGTATGTAGCCGGTCCTTGAAGAAGGCGATGGCCCCGTGTGCTTTGTAGGTCGTGGCAATGTGGATCAGATCGGGGGCGACCCACATAAAGTGCGTGGGTGGCGGCGTGATTGCCTCATCTTTTTCCTTTGCGATCTTGAAGGACAGCGAGAAGCCCGACATGGCGCGTGAGTGCCTCCCTGTTACTATGACTCTTGTGTGCTTTTCTCTAAACCGGGGTGCGCCCTATAGACCAATATCCATTTAGAGGCAACCTATAGAGTGTATTGACAAACCGAAACGATCAGCAAGCATGAGTTACAAGCTCTATGATCTCCTATGCATCCAGAAAGGCGCATCGGCCGATGAGGTCAAGCGGGCCTACAAGAAGGCGGCCGTGCAGCACCATCCGGACAAGGGCGGGGATCCCGAGGTCTTTAAAGAGGTGTCGGCTGCATACCAAGTGCTGAGCAATGTCGAGGAACGGCAGCGATACGACGCGTTGGGCGACGACGGCTACAAGGCGGCGACCGAGGGAGGTGGTGGCGGCGGTGGCTTTGACCCGAGCTCGATCTTTGAGCAGTTCTTCGGATCAGGAGGACACGGAGGCATGGGTGGCTTCGGAGGCATGGGTGGAGGCGGTCGCCCTCAGCCCCGTGGCCCGAAGCGCTGCCCTGACCACAACCACGTCATGCACATACCACTGGCCGAGGCCTTCAAGGGCGTAAAGAAGACGCTGAAGGTCTCGGTCCAGCGTGTCAACAAGGCACATGTTGCCATGTGCCAGGCATGTCAGGGCGTGGGCCACGTCACCCACGTGCACCGCATGGGCGTGTTTACGCAGATGATGCAGCGGCCGTGCGAGACGTGCTCGGGACGTGGCCGGACGTGCGGTGGCAAAGGCGGACTGACGATGGAGGAAGTGCAACTGGAGCTCGACCTGGCGCCCGGCGTCGTCACTGGCTACCAGAAGCGCTTTGCGGGCTACGGCGAGCAGGCGTGGGACACGAACGAGCAGAGCGGCGACCTCGTCATCGTCGTGCAGGTCGATCCGCACCCCATCTTCGAGCGCGTCGGGGAGCAACCGGCCAACTTGAAAGTCGTGCGTACCATTACTCTGATAGAGAGCATCGTGGGCTCTGTCGTGGAGGTCCCAGGCCTAGAGCCGGGCAGTGACCCCTTGTGCACGTGGGACACGTCCGCCGCAGGCATAATCCAGCCCGACGTGGTGTACAGCGTCACGGGCAAGGGCATGCCGAAGGGGGAAGGCGGAGCCGGAGCCGGAGCACGAGGCAACCTGCTGCTGTCCTTCAAGATCGTGTACCCGAAGGGCCCGCTCACGGCCGAGCAACGTGCGGTGCTTACCGAGGCCTTTGCTGCGACCAAGCTTGGCACGTCTAAGTAAAGTGCTATCGGTACGGCGTGCTATCGGTACGGCGTGCTATCGGTACGGCGTGCTACCCGACCCCAAAACTGACCCTCTACTACTTTTTGCAAACGGTACGAGAGCGCACGCCGAGCGTACGCAAAGTGCAGAGCCCAGCAACTCGTCGTGCGTAAAGCGACCAAAAATCGACTGTGCTTCCCCTCCCTTTCCGCAACCCAGCAACAGCAGCAGCAAGAGCAGCAGCAGCAAGAACAGCAACAGCAGCAGCAGCAATGGTGAACACTCGCTCCTCTGCTCCGGACTCTGCCACGGACTCCTCTGCTCCGCCCCCGTACGTCGACCCGTATGCCCTCGGCACTGCGATCCTTCAGGAGGTCTGGGACTTTGTGAAGCCGCTTATGAAGGACAGCACCAAGGCCCTTGATGGCGACCTGGAGAAGCTCGACGAGTGCAAGCTGACGGTGGAGAGGTTCAAGATCTACTCGCACTGCTTCCTGGTGCACTGCACCATGGCCGACGAGATCAGCAAGATGATCGACGAGATCAAGAACCAGATCGAGTTCCCGCTGCCGCCTGCGCGTCGCCGTCGTGTGTGCTAAACGAAGTTGCGGCTCCGTGCCCCGCCTCGCTAGCGCTCTGTTCGCTTCGCGCTACCGGCCGGGCATTTACAAAAAAGACAAAAAACAACAGCATCATTTTGCATTTTCAGCCTGCACCGCCGTTTACTTGCCGGCACCCCCGATCGACGTAAAGAACGTCGCGTCCCCGTTCTGCATGTACCGCACGAGGCCGGGGTAGCCTTCGAAGTACGGGCCCTCGGTGCTGGTCTCGTAGTCCGCATCGCAGTTGCACAGCAGCTCGGGGATCACCTGGTCCTTTGCCGTCTTGAGGTCGTAGTACTTGATCTTCGAGAAGTGGTTCACCGTGTTGCCACTGGGGCACGCGCACTCGTGCTTGACCGACTTGGACGGCATGTCGTACGTCACGCGGTACAGGTCCTTGCCTTCGGCGTTGACGGCCTTCACTTGGTAGGCCGCGCCGCTGGTGTAGTTGAGGCGGGCCTTGAGGCACCGCGACTCCTTGCGGACCTTGCGTTGGATGACGGCATAGTGCGCCATGTAAGCAATGATAAAGATGAGCGTGAGCAGCACCGCAAAGAGCGCACCATGCATGAAGGCACCCATGTTGCCTTTACTACTCTACAGCCTGCCTCTATAACTAGTCTTTGAAAAACTTGCGGTTCGACGACAGAATGTTGACATACGTCGAGATGTTCTTGACCTGGCATTGCATACGGATGCCCTCGTTCTTGATGGCCACCAGCTTCTTTTTGAACTCCGGGGCATCGGGCGACTCGGCCGTGATGCCCTCGCGGAGGCACCGCACGTACTCGTCGCGGATCTGGAAGCGCTCTGCCTCTGACAAGTTGCTCTCCTCGTTGTCGGGGTTGGTCGCATTCTGCATGTGCTTGTTCTTCAGGCCGTTGTTTGAGTTTCGCGGTTCGCCACCATCGCCCCCGAGAACGCTGCGAGCAAATGACCACGTTTTGTAGAAGAAGTTGCCGAAGTCGCGGCCGAAGCGGCGCGCCGAGTCCCTGCTGAAGCCGCTGAAGAACATGACCAGGAAGGACTCCATGAGGTCAAAGAGGCCCGAGTCGCGCAGCTCGCGAAAGGGCGTGTTGTTGACGATGATCCAGCCAAAGATCGGCCAGTAGCGGATGACCAAGTAGATCAAGAAGAAGACCATGACGACCACAAAGAAGACGAGCACGAGGGCATAGAGGACGAACATGAGCCACGACCACGTCACCATTGTGATCGGCAATGGGTCCAAGCTGGGGTAGCCGATGTCAAAGGGAATGGCGAGGAGGCGCAAAAATGTAAAGATGATCATGCCGCATACGAAGAGGATGCACCCCATGATGAAGTTGTAGAGGCCCATGGTTGGTTGTTGTTGGTTGCGCTTTTTGTGCTTGGTTACACTCTATCTTTGAGCATTGATTTTGTTAGTCTCCAAGTAAGGGGCCAAGCACGGCGTGACAAGTCAGGGCAAATCCAAGCATGGGTGCCGGCTTTAGCGGCGACAATCGGCTCGGCTACACTGAGAGCGGCGTCGACTCGTACTGGAACTGGGCCAAGGCGAAGAAGGAGTACCACGTGTTCTTGCGCAATTACCCCTACTCGAGCCCAGGCGACGACATGCTGCAGTACCAAGGGTGCGTGAGCTTCAACAACGACGGCTATTTCAACATGCCGCCCTGTTACACGCTCGAGTTCCAGGCGCGCGACTCGGACCTTCGCGGGGCCGTGGTTGGGCAGCTGCGGGCGCTCAAGGCGCGGCTCGGCTTCCTCGAGGGCCCGGCGACGGTCATGGTGTATCGCGACTACAACTCGCTCGGCCACGGCAAGGACTGGTTCAACCGTAACGACCGCAACTACAACTGGTTCAAAACTATGTTCCGTGGCATGCCGCTGAGCGTGCGCATCTTCTTGCCGAGCATCACGCCCGAGGGCCTCAAGGCGCCCAACTACGCCTTCATGGGCAAGACGCACCGGTGGGTGACCGACTTTGTGTTCCTGCCACACTCGAGCGTCTACAACGACTGGATGATGCAGTGTTACACGTACTGTTTGGACGAGCGCGGCCGCTTCTTTCCGTGCGGCTGCTCATGGGAGGGCGAGTGCGAGGCCAAGGTGGCCGGTGTGGAGGGCGTGCTCGACAATACGGCGAAGCGCAAGATCTTTTACGGGGCGTATTCTCTCGATCTGCACCACCCCGATGTAAGTCGGCTCTTTGCGGAGGCGGAGTACCGGAACTACCACTACAACATCTTGCCCATGAAGGTGGACATGTACGCCAACTGCAGACACGGGCTGCAGTCGCTGAACGGTGCGTACGCCTTCAACCTCGAACGCGGCGGTGGCATCGTGTTGCGCAAGGGTGAGCCCGGAACCAAGCGCATATGCGAGCGTCGCGGCTGGTGGATCTTTGCACGGACCGTGTGTTGGGATGAGAGGTACCCGGGCTGGGACTTCCGTACGGCGTGTCGATTCATAGAGATCAAGAAGTTCTCGTTTCGCGATTGCAACGACTCGAACGGCATGTGCCAAGGCAAGTCGAACGCCGAGAACGGGGCGCTCTATGGCGAGCAGTTGCCGAAGAACGGGTGGCACGAGTACTACCGTCTGCATTACAAAAAGGCCATGAGCGGGCTAGGCATGATGTTGCTCGAGCCGGACAAGGTCATTGTGTACTCGGAGGACCGCTCGGACGTCTACGTCTGGTCGATCAAGCACATTCCGGAGGACATTCGGGTGCCGCCGCTGGCCCTGGTGCTGACGGACAAGGGGGAGCTCGTGATCTACAATGGCCGCAACCAGCGCGTGGCATCGTGGACCAAAGACGGCATGGACGTTGACGTGCGCAAGGACGACGAGAACTACACGGGCGAGGATGAGGACGAGGACGGCTACCGGCGCCTCATGCAGGCCCTCGATTTCGATCGGTGGCGCGACCAACAGCGGGACATGGGCGACGCGACGTTGGACAACCTGAACAAGATCACGCCGAAGCAGCGGGCGGATGGGGTTTGTCCAGCGCCGCCGTTTCAGTTCATTTGAACGAAGTGTGCGGCACAACTTGGCTTACAAAAAGAAGAAATAAAACTAGTAGTTATGTCACGACCGCCAATAGATGGCAATCTCGCTGTTAGTGGTTACTGGATTGCAAGAAACATAATCCCCGAGTTACAAGCGAAGTATTTTTCTAATTTACTACGCTCTTACGATATACATTTTGCTAGCTACGGTGATTTACAATGCCCTATGTCAACCTGTGGGTATGTCCTTCCTGTAAGTGAAGTGCTTTTATTCATGCTTACGGAGAAAATACAGAGTATTTGCGGTAAACAATTGGTCCCCACATATTCGTATATGAGAATGTACTCTCATGGAGAAACTCTTGAGCCACATCGTGATCGCCCATCGTGTGAATATAGCTTTACATTGAACTTAGATTGTGACGAAGAATGGCCGATATACGTTGAGAATCTCATAAGTAAAGAGCAAATTGAGATAAACATGCGTCCTGGAGATGGGGTTGTGTATATGGGCTGCAAAGTAGAGCATTTTCGAAAGCGATTTCTAGGACATAAATGCGTGCAAGTCTTTCTGCACTACGTCGATGTGAATGGTCCATTTGCAAATTATAGATTTGACAGAAGGAACTTGAACAAGCAAATCTCTGTAAAACCATGTCCTTTTTGGGTAATTCCTGATATCATAACTGCTGATAAATGTAACATTTTGGTTAATTTATATCACGATAATGCGCCCATGGCTGCGGGCAATACCATATTCTTATCACAGCCGATGTTTCAAAAAGTTGATCATTTTGTATCTCAAGGTGTATGCGTCTTGATGAAGCACATGAAAGATCTATCGATTTGGAATGACGATCAACTAAGCGACTCGGGATACACCCTTTTCGCAAAAAATAGAGGCAAGTCAGAATTAATGACTGAAAGCACGATTGCTCCAAATGGTTCGGGATGGTGTATCGGTTTAATCATAGTTGCGCTCTCCGATGGTAATGAAGTACATCTTCCCCAACAAGAAAAGATAATTACTCTGAGAAAAGGTTGTGCAACTGTTTTTGCTCCACACCACCCTCATATGTTTGTTATTCATGAGAATCGAGCGATTCTACTCAAATCATTTGTTGTGGTGCCATATAAGTCCACAAGTAGGTAAGATTTCGCAATACCACTTGGCTTGGGGACCACCCGGGTAGCATGTTAGTGTCTGTGTACCTGGCGCGCAATTAATCAATTCCTTGCAGCGGGGGCCTTGGTTTTTCTAGCTTCAGCGAGCAGCATGCGGCTAAAAGGAGTATTATTTTATAACAATCAACATTAAAAGCTAGAAGGTGCAACAATGGCAATGTTGTCGGATTGCATTCGAGTATACGATGTTGATTTCCCCCCAAGTTTTTTGGATGATTTGGTACAAGAGTTCGGTTCAACCTTTAACCACGCATTAGTTCAAGGTGAAAAAGATTACGGTATAAACCTAAATGTAAGAAACTGTTTCGATGCCAGAATTACCAATCAAACAGAAAAACAGCGGATGTATGACAATGTGATATTCAAACAAGTAGCATCAATTCTTGAGCAATATGCAAAGAATTACTCACGATTAAATATCATCAACGACACAGGCTATTCTATTTTAAAATATGAAACAGGTGGTTTTTATACAGAGCATGTTGACATGAGTAAAGAACATGAGCGACTTTTGTCAATTTCAATTCAACTTAATGATGATTTTGAAGGTGGAGAGTTCTCATTCTTTAATGATTCATATAAGATCCAACTGAAAAAAAACCAAGCTATATGCTTTCCGTCAAACTTTTTGTTTCCACATGCCATCAATCGTGTAACAAGGGGGACGCGATATTCAATAGTTACGTGGGCAAATTGAATATCATCTAAAAACCGAACCAAGCTGCCCCCCATCACAACAGGATCGCGTGGTTAGTTTTCTGATGGTCGCGTTGGCCATACCACCGAAGCCACCAAAAGGCGCCCTTTCTCGTCGACAGCAAGCTCCTCAGATGTTGCGGGCAAGTCCCGCAAGGCTTGGACATAAGTCTTCCATTCCGTTGGGTACGGCATGCCCAATGTGAAGTACTTTATTGCGACCCAATCTACGTCTGTAAGGCGGTTGTCGCGCATCCAGCGTAACTGCGTGATGGCGTCGGGAATGGGTTCTGCGGGTTCCTCGGGTGCGGGTTCCTCAGGTGCGGGTTCCTCAGGTGCGGGTTCCTCAGGTGCGGGTTCCTCAGGTACGGGTTCAGGGATAGAGAAAGTGTGTGTAAAAAAGGTGGGAGGAAAGCGTTCTTGTTGAGTCCAAACGCTATTATTATTGTCCCATACATTCACTTGCGACTCTAAGATTTCCAGTGCCGGAGAGGACAACGTTGCATGTGCTGGGCATAAAAACACGCCTGGTTCCAATGGACTTTCGATTGCCTCGGTGACACCTATGTAGATGTGCGTATCGGGATGATAATGGTAAACGAGGGGTGTCATTTGATGTAAGACTTAGATAATTACTGCAAGGATAACAACATTGCGCATTAGAACTTAATGATGTAATTAACATAAGCGTTTACTGGTCTGGATTCTAGAGTTGACGCTTGGGAGTTTGCCCCTGAAGCCGGTTCATCTAAGTTGACCGCCGTCGTAGCTATGTTCACGGCGGTAAAAGCATTGTTTGTAGGAGTTACACTGGCAGCATTTAGCGCACTTACTGGTGCATTATTGGGATTTCCTAAGTTATCAGAAGCCCTACCAATGTGACCTGCCACAGAGCCAGTCCCGTGATAACCGGGATTGTCGTTTCGCCATACTTCCCACCCTGTGGAATGTGAATGCGCATCTTGAGTATGGTTGTGTGGACTTTGAGTATGGTTATGTGGACTTTGAGTATGCGTATGCGTTTGAAACGCATGACCTTGAATCGAGCCGATTGAGTTCCCTGTGCTTCCCCCGGTCGCCATGGCTGTTCGGGTAGTTTTGTCAGGGTCTACAGTTGACGTTCCCGCCAACATACGAAGGAACCGCCCCCGGTAATCGGGAATATTGAAAGTTGTGACACTAGCAGTACCATGAAAAGTAGAAATAACGCTGAATAAGGCAGAATACGCTGTACGGCTTACGGAAGAACCGTCACAAATTAAATAGCCCGTTGGGGCGGAAGTTCCCGCGAAGGTTAACACCGACCCGGCGGGTACGATGCCAATGCCCGCAAACAATGTTGCTTGCACGGTCCCATTTACATGTAATGTCGTTAGCGGCAATGCAGTGCCAATACCAACATTTCCACCATTTACAATCTTCAACACAGATGCAGCGCTTTCCTGAATATCCAAAACGTCTCCGGTTCCCGT